GTGAAAGCCGAGCCGCCGAAGTTGACTGTCTGATCCGGGGCAGCTCCATAATAAGCGCCCCGACACATCACATATAGGTTTCCAGACAACCCGGAGAACGCTTCATTGGTCCCGTTCGCCGGGTCGCCGGACGCTATCCAGACACCGTTTATTCCCCACCAGACCTTCCCGGCAGTCAAATCCACCGCCATCATAATCCGGTCGCCGGAAACGGGAATACTTCCATAGTATGCAGACCCGGAACCGTTGTGTGCCTTGGTCCCATCCCCGTAATATTGGTCACAGAACCCCCAAGCATTCGCATCCGATCCGACTGTATTTCCTAACACAGCCGAGGAATTCGCCATCCCGAAGCTCCATACCCCGCCAGTACTCCCGAGCGTTTCCCACAGACACTCAACGTACCACTTCCCTGAACTTTTGTAGTTCGTAGATCGAACGCCACAACCCCCAGCGGAAGCAGTTGCCTTCAGGTTTCCGGCGCTCAGGGTCGTACAAGCGGACTTATCGGATGGGTTCCAAGTAACAGCCATGTGTTATACTCCGTCGTCGGCAGCGGTTAAGGTAACCGTGACCTTCAGGGTATCGTCATCCTCTACAGTCTTGGAAGAACTGAACTGAGCAGCCGCATACAATCGGCCATCAGTGTCAGCCGTATCACCCTTGACATCCGCCCCTGATCCACCGACCAGGGAAGCTCCATAGATCGTATCCCCATCAGACGTGGCATCAAAAACAAACGTGGCCTTATTGGCAGAGTTATCCACGGATTTGCCTGAGACCGAACCACCTTGCCATTGCGGTCGGGTTGCCGAATCGTAATCGGTTTCCTCAGTATAAACCGGCGTCGCATATGTGGTACCATCCGCAGGGGTGGTATCCGATTTGAAGATTGCAATATACCAATTGGCAAGCGGGATCTGTGTGCCGCCCGTAAACATGATCCGAAGGAGCTGGTTCAGGCCTTCGGCTGTTACGATATTATGGTCACGGGTTTTGTCAAGCAGTTCCCCTTTTCTCCAGTGCTCCACATCCCAGACCGACTTGACGATCGGCCGTGCAACGAGGCTAAGCCCGGGTTTCGGAAGCAGCAAACTGTTGTCTGGTTTGAAAATGTCATTCATGGGATTTCTCCTTTTTGGTTAACTCGGCAAGCATAATACTTGCACTATCTTTCTGGACTAAAACCGCATCCGGGTCAATTGTGGGTTTAGGCTCATCAGGTACCAATTTGCCATCTCGCCACAGTTCAGCCTCGAACTTTGCGCCAAAATCTGATTTCACCTTCATGATGTAAGCTTCTCCTTCAGTTCAAGGGTCATTGTAATAACCCCGTACTTCCTCTTCAATCGGGCAATGACGCCGTCGAAAAGCCCATCCGGTATTGCTATATTGACAAAGGTCTCTGTTGAAAAGATATCCCAGAGGACGTCAGACTCGGTCTCAGACAGCCTGCCCTCCACCTTAAGGGTACGGTCCCCTTCAACAAATCCGTTGTGTATAATGGCCACCGCGCCGTCCAGCGTCTTGTTCTTGCTGATCCGTGCCGATCCATCCTGGATATCGGAGCCAACCTTGTAATTTTTGATAAGGACGGCCGCGTTTGTTTGCGAAGTTGTGGTAGTAATAGAAATCATTATGCTATTCCTAATAGAAATTCAGCGCTTGCTTCATTTGCCCTGATCTGGATCTTCTCAACGATCTTCCACATGAATGCTTCTAGCTCAGGTTCCAGCCCATCTGCGGAAATCGTGATTAAGCCTTCACCCTCTTCCAGTGCTTCCGTCTTTGCTCGGATATAATCAGCCTGAGCATTATTCAATTCGACCTGAGAGTTCGACAGGTTTTGCTGGATCTCCTGTTGGGCTTCTAGCAAATCCCTGAGGAAAAACTTCTCCGAGTACGTCCCTTCGAACTCTGTAAAAGCCTGGAACATTGTGGCAGTTGCGTCGGCTGTTGAACTAACGGACTCCTGAACCGCATCGAAGGCCGCAACCATGATATCTGCATTAGCCTCAATATCTGCGATTTCTACTTTGGCAGAGAATTCCAGGGAAGTTTGAATGATCTCAGCTTGGGTCTTTATCCGCTCCAGATCCTCTTTCGAAATTTCCTTAACCTCAGGTTCAATTTCGATTTTGGACTTCTCTTTTGCGGCAGCAATCTGGTCGTTTAGTTCCTGGAATGAGTTCTCAACGGCTGTCTCTGAGACTTCAACATCGATTGGAACTTTGACCTTATCCCCTGTCGGTCCGAAGATCTCGTCAAATAGGGCTTCATATTCCTCGGCTGTCTTATCCGCTTCAACTGTAACATCAACAACCTTCTGAGCAGGAAGGTCCTTCACAGTTTGGCTCAGGTTCTCTGCTTCATCGTTGGCAAACCCGAGGCCACGGGTCATCTGATCCCAACCGTCACCCATCTCCCCCATATTTCGGACAAGATTCTCACCGATCGCATCCATGGTCGTACGGATGCTCTTAGCTGATTCTTCAAACTGGTCGGACAGGCCACCAAATGTGATCAGAGCAAATCCTTCATTTATCGTGGCCACGATATCTAGAATCTCATAGGCCAACTGATCGAAAGCAACCTGAAGGATATTGATCCCGATCTTGACCGCTCCGAAGACGGTATCAATCACGCCTGTGACTAATTCGGCATGCTCCCCGATTACAGTCAAGGCGCCAACTATCAAAAGGCCACCGTCCACGACCCCTTTTGCTAGAGCAAGAATGTTCCCCGTGGTCTTTTTGCTGGCATCATCTAGGGCGTTGAATCCCTCTATTGTGGATATCAGGCCATCAACCCAGGGTCTAAACTGCTCAACCATTCCGGCAGTAACTACAATCAAGTCGGATATGGCGTTAACTACAAACTGGATTACTTCAGCTAGCCCCTCGGGAGTATCCAAATCTATCCCGTCGAAGAAATCCTCAAACTCTCCTTGCAGCACCCCGATCGCCTCAAGCAGCGGATCAAAACTAACGAGCTTAAATGCATCAGGCAAGGCTTCTGCTATAGCAGTGAGAAATTCCCCGAACTCTGTTGCCCATTCTCTGAGCAGAGTGAACAGAGGATCAAACGTATCATCAGCCACTAAAGCCTGAAGAGCTTCTTCGATCTCGGTTGCTCCGCTGATAGCTCCCTTTGCGGCCTCAAGGAATTCATCCCCGACAATAATCCCGAGATTCTCAAAACCAACTTTGAATCGGTTGACTGCAACCTCGGCAGATCCCAACCGGGCCTCGACTTCAGCCGCGGCGGATCCTGCCGCATTCATTGCAGTAGCTGTGACCTCGGTGCTCTTTGACAGGCCGTTGAATACCTCAACCATTCTTGCAGCCTGATTGATCCCGACCAACTGGCTAGCAAATGCAAGCTTCTGGTTCTCTTCCAAGGTCGTAAAAGCTGTGGCAACATCTGCAAGAATATCCTTGCCTGATCGGAGTTCCCCGTTCGCATCCTTCTGCGCAACCCCGAGAGCAGCCAGAGCTTCCTGCACTGGTTTCTGATCATCGACCAGACGCAACAAACCAACCTTCAGAGCATTTGCTGCTTCTCCACCATTTCGGAAAACTTCAATCACGGGTGTGAGTACGCCCGCAGTCTCCTCAAAGGAGAAACCCATCGTGCTGGCCACAGGAGACAGAGCAGCCATAGCAATGGCTAACTGTTGCACGTCCGTGGCATAATTGTTGGATACTTCATTCAGGACATCAATGAGCCGGGCAGCATCCTCGGCTGGAGCTTTGAAACCCTTCAGGGTGGCAACGAGAATGGAGCTGGCTTCATCCGCTCCGACCCCGCCGGCAATTACCAGATCTAAGGCATTAGCCGTGAGGAGCATTGCAGATTCGATATCAAAACCCGCTTGTTTGAAATCGGCAGTAGAAAGCAGAACCTCAGAAGCACTCTCTCCATATTGGGTGGACAGAGCGAATGCAGCTTCTTTGGCTGCTTTCAGTTCGTCTGGTTGATCCCCGACAACCTTCTGCAACTCAATCATCGAAGATTCGAACTCAACGGAAGCTTTTAATGCGAGGGCAAGACCGCCAACAGCCATAGCAGCTAAGGCAGCATCCGCGGCAAGAACACCGTCGGCAAGGTTGGCCAAGGGATTCAGAACATCAGACACCCCTGACTCAATCGTGGAGAATGCGCTTCCAATGTCGCGCACTGTCCCACTAACTTGGTCGTCCCCAGCAAAGACGATTTCAATTACTTTCTGTACGCTATCAGCCATTATGACACCGTTGGTTGCTTCTGTTTACTTGCGTAGAACAGAGACCACAATTCAATTTCAACTTCAGTGAGAAAACCATGCGGGAAAAAATCAGGCAACACTTCAAATAGAAATCGTTGGCCGCCCATGCCTTTGGAACACAGTTCTAGTGCATTCCGTACCCGCGGTTCGTTCCAAAGGCGTTCTATTCCCCCAGGGTCTTACCCATTCCAGTCAACTGAAGGATCTTGTTTGTGAGTTTGTAAAAAACAACCCCGTGTGTGCTTGCGATGCGTACTGCCTGAGATTCATCTAGCTGAGGATCCACACACCCCTGATGAAGAACTGATACGCGATAAACGTAATCATCAGGACTTGTATCACTTGTGATTCCTAATGCCTCCTTTACAGCATTGACTTTTTCATCATGGATCTGGGATGAGAGCCCTTCCACCATAGTCTCTAATGACCGGTTCCGCTGCATGGCTGTTCTAGCCACTGCGATTTCGGGACCGTCCAAATTCCGAACCTTGAATTCTGGTTTCTCATCCTCATCAAAAAAATCCTTTAACTCAGGCACAGGCACGTTTTCTTCGCGGGGGACAAACTTTGCACCTTCATATTTCTGTAAATCAAAACTCATCGGACACCTCCATCCTGGCAATCAGGTGTAACCCGGGCTGGCTCCTGAACCAGCCCGGGATTAGGGTTAAGACAAGAATGATGCGGACTTCTCTTCAGCCGCGATCGTGACTGCCGCCTGGTTCTGATCGGCCGGCGGGAAGGATCGCGAAAGACCCAGCACTCCCTGGGAGAGGATGAACGGAGTCTTGTTTCTATCAGGCCACATCTTGACAGTAATGACCTCGTCCTGCTCATTGATCAGAGCATCCGAGATACCATCCCCAAGCAGAGCCGTGAAGGATCCTGCGTTCAGGGACGCAGCCGAACTTGCAATGGTTCCATTGTAGAACTGCGTACTGGAAACCGAGTGCGATTGTTCGGCCGGGACAAAGTCTAAGGTCTTCGGCAGCTCCGCAAAGACAGGGGTATAATACTGGACGTAGATGTCTTTGTACGTATCACCCGTATGGCTGGCCGGCAAGGCCGACGTCAGCTTGATGTGCGAATTCTGCTGAGCAGACACAGGAGCATTAATCCCGAGGCCGAGGTTGGATTCGTCCCAGGTTGGGAAGTCAAAGCGCTCGGAATGCTGTCCAACGACCTGGAAGAGTTCAGCCGCGGTCACAGGTGCAGCCGTACTACCTGTCGTTCGGATCTGGCCAATCTCAACGGAACTAACGGGAATGTAAGGAGGCCCACCAGCCGCACCCCGCGTTTCGCTGAAAGTGGCACCTGCTCCTTCTGCACCGGGAACAATAGCAAGCGCGCCCGTGCAGTCCATTGTGACTGAAATGATCTTAGCTTTGCCCGGCCCAGTCCCACGGGTGAAGGTATCCGTGGTGGCTGTGATCGTGTGCAAAGTGCCCTTGCTGTAGGCCGTAAATGCCCCGACATTCACCGTGTCATTCGAAGCATGAGCGGAAAGGACATTTCGACCAGCTACCATGCCATTCGGTCTGACATCTGGCTCGAACCCGCTCTTCCCTGACCAGATGGTGCCGAGAGAGAAGATCTGGTGATCTCCACTATCAGTCATCTTCGCATACGTGGTCAGGGTTTGACCCGTTTCGATACTGATTTTTCCTTTTGAAGAAGTTGCCATAATTTTCTCCTTTGATTGTTGTTAATTCGTGTCAATACCCAATGGCTGTAGCACTTCTGCTACCTGCTTTTCTACGTCAGCCCGCCGATCTTGCGGGAAGAGACCCACGGACTTTTGCAGAAGCTTTAAGGACTCGACCCCGTCCTGCATCAGACAATCAGTCGAGTGCTTAAGACAGAAAAATAGCGAATCGGGATTCAGATGGAAGATGAACCGACCGCCCTTTGCCGATGGATTCCTGGAGAACGTAGAATACAAAACGTTGAATCTTCGCGCCCCTTCCAATATCATATCCTTACGCCCGGTCAGAACACCTAGCTCGCACTGAACGTAAGCCACATCTAAGTCCTCGGGCAGAAGGATAATTGCTTCTTGAAACAGCTCCATCGCCCTCGGGATGTTTTCCAAATGGATTGCATATACCCGAATCATGGAATGGTAGATGGCCAACTGAAAGCCGGGGAGATTGTTTCTCTGTGCAAGGTATTTCTCCCCGCAATTCACCGCAGCCTGCCACTTCTCTTCTGTCCCATACGTTTGGAACAAGTAGAAATACAGCTCCCAATCTTCAGGATCGTCCTCCAAGGATTTCTCAATCAACTGTTTCGTCCTGATGGCCTTCCGTTTCGTATCCTCTTCACCCATCTGATTGATTGATCCATAGTGAATAAGGGTCGCGTCAGCATATAGCACCGCCCCATACTCATCCATGCCTTCTGCAATAGGAACATTGTGCCAGGCCCGTCGATATTTGACCTTGCCTGCCCTGAAGATCCGAGTTGCATTGACCTCATTCCCAACGTCCTGATTCGCGTCCTTGAGATTGATAGAAACTGCGTTATAGATATCTTGCAATTTCGACAGGGTAGTCTTCAGGCCTTCCACGTTCCCGGTCAGCTCTTCATCGCAATCGATTGTGAGGATCCAGTCACCTGTGCAGTAGCCGATTGACTGATTCCGATGCAAGGAGAAATTGTCCTGCCACGGATGCTCATAGATCTTGGCCCCGTATTTCTTTGCTATCTCCATGCTTTTATCTGTCGAGCCTGTGTCCACAATTACCAATTCGTCGGCAATCCCCTTTATGGAATCCAAGCACCTCGGCAGGTTCTTCTCTTCATCTTTCATGATCATCGCCACTGACAGCTTAATCGGTGGCTGATCCCCTTCCTTGAATGTTTCCTTCTTCTCATCCGATTTGTCAATCAGATCCCCAATTCGCTTGACTATGTCTTTGGTGTTATAGTTATCGTGAATGAAATCCCGATACACTACCCGATTGCCACCAGTCCGAGCCATATCACAGAACTGGCCAATCGTTTCCCAAAGCAGGCCTGGAGGATAAATGCCCTTTGCCCCAACGAAGTTATGGATCAGGGGCTTGCAGCCCATGGCCATCCCTTCCATAACAAACTTGGCCTGAGACTCTAGCAAGCTGGTGCAGATCACATGGCTTTTGTCAGAAAGGAACTTGACTGGATCCTCAATCCAGCCGTGGAAGCGAATCTTGTCCTTCAACTCAGGATGCTGGTCATACATCTGGTTCAGGTATTCGATATATCGCTCTTCCTGGAATGCTCCCCCGATATGCAGAACGAACTCGGGGTCATTCCGAACGAGCTCAGCAAATGCCGTGAGCATCAACTGAGTCCCCTTCTTGAAATTCAGATATCCCAAATAGGCAATGTCCTTGCCTGATGCAGTCATATACTTCTTGGAAGCCGGCATTTTGAACCGGTCTAAATCAATCCCATTTGGTATAACGTGGATCCTGTTCACGTTATATTTGATCGTCGGATAATCCCTGAGGACCTTGGCCTTGATATGCTCGGCTATAAAGATCAGATCCGTGACCGCGGCCCAATGGATGTAAGCTAATTGTGGGATAAAGGCCTCATATGAATGCAGGCGGAGAATCACTTGCTTATGGTACATCAGATGGCCGAGAGATGTTACATCCACGGCGGTCTGGTTTGCCCACTCAATCCAAACTACATCAGCCCACTTGACTGCATTGAACATGGTCTCCAGATCGGCAGTGATACAGATCTTGACCTCATAGTTTGCCTTTAGGAAATCGGCAACTTCTCCGAGATGATTGTCCAATCCCGGTCCGCAGATTACAGCGACTTTCTTCAGCTCGGGCTCGGCTGGTTTTTTCGGGGCTTCTTTCTTCGGAGCTGCTTTCCTGGGAGCAGCCTTCTTCGCAACGGGTTTCTTTTTCTTAGGTGTCGTCATTTTATTCCCTCATATAGGTGAACATGTCAAAGGGATCAGCCAGGAACTTGATCCCGAATTTGCACAGAATACCACACCAGGGCTCTTGGCCTTCACCAACCTCATAATCGTAACCGTCAAAGGTCACGTCCTTGACAGTATTGCCAAGGTCATAACTCGGATCATCAGATACGGCTGGTGCAGCAACCAGCCCCGATTCTTCCTCACCGCTGTTGGCTGTTCCGAGTCTTAGCCGAGCTGCACAGTCAAGTGTCGCTCCCGCGGTGATTACAATGGCAGATGATGCTCCTGTACTGGAAGAAGTAATCACATATCGCTCCTGCCCGAACGACACAGTTACCGTGGCCTTATTTCCTCCGAGGGCCCGGATCTTCGTTTGCATCTCGGCAGCGATCAAAACACCAGTCGTTTTGGCCGACCAGTCAAATGTGACTGTTTCCGCTGCATCCCCATCGGCTGAGATTTTGAGCTTGGTCTCTGTGGCTGCAAAATCAGTCATATCGGTTGGAACCCCGATCTGCGATTTTGACCAACCGGCTGTGTCGGCAGGTCGGCGGTTCAGAGCAGTCACAACATCCGCGGCCATTTTCTCAGCCACATCAATAAAAGGATCATCGCGGGTCAAGTTGTGCATTTCCACAAACAATCTCAGCTCCCGCTCATCCGTATCGTATGCATCCTTTGTATTGAAGTTAGTCGTAGTCCAGTAGTTGATAGCCGGCAGATCATATCCTTTGAACGGAGTTAGCTGAGCACGTGTGACCTTCTTAGCTGTGAACCAGTAACCGTTTCCGGTTGTGATCAGGTTCAACCGAAGGTCAATCTCATCTAAGATATTCAATACTGATGGAGTTGTGCCCATATTATTCTCCGATCATCTGTTGCAACTTATAAAGGATCGTCGGTACTTCGTCCGCGGCTGCTTCACGCATTCCTAGCCGCGGGGGAATATCAACTTGCTTGACCAATGCAAACATCATCTGATTCTTCAGGAACACGCCCCACTTCTTACTGGCCGTTCGCTGAATGTAACCACCCCGGTCAAATACCATCCGAGCTGTCAAACGGGTTACTCCTGCCGCGGTCTTATTTGCTTTAGTTGGGATATTGAGGTAAGGTCCGCCTGGCACGTTCCTGTACGCCTTTTTAGCTTTGATAGTCGCCCCATATTCCTGGGTTAGGGTATAGACCAAAGCTGTCCCACCAGCAAATGCTGCACCGAAAATCGAAGCCCGCAGCGTGTCAAGGGTTTGTCCGCTTACTGAAGTCCCGAGGGATCTGCGCAAGGATCCTGATCGGGATTGGAGCTTAGGACCAAAATTGGCTTTGACCTTGGCATCGGCGTCGAGAACAGCCTTCTGGAATACCTTTTTCGCATCCTCATAGGTATCCTCAGGCAGATCAGCCAAATACGTCTCGATTTCAGCCAGATTCTTAAGTTCAACGTCAAATGCCATGGTATTCCTAACGCGCTCAGAGCCGTTTTAAGGCCCCTTAAGTTCCCCGAAGGGTAATATACGGCCCGAGGGCTGATATACTGCAAGTGACCCCAGCGCTCACGCCGCCTAGGGACTATTTCAAGACCACTTTATCAGCCTCGGTGGACACCGCCGCTCTCAGGGTCACGAGTTCTGCCCGTTTGGCCTGAAGGTATGCAATCTGCGCATCAATTTGGGCAATATCCTTATCAATGCTGGTCAGGGAATACTGGGTCACGGTTTCCGTGGATTTGGTCTCCTGAACAACGACATCCTCCTTAGCGGATACCGTATTATCCTCTGTGACCTTTACATACGTTTGAGCTTCCAGCCCGATCATGACTGAGCCAACTAGAACCACGGTGCATATGAATAGAATTAACTTTTTCATCGGTTTCCTCTCTTTAGGGTAATCCCGTGTGCAGCGGATGCCGAGATGGTCCTAACATTCGCTTCGTTTCTTTCAGAAGTTGGAGTTCGGGCCGGGTCACATTTCCCCCTTCCGATGATACACTCTCCGAACCGATCCATTCTTTCGTTTGGAACTCATACGCAATCTGATACAGAGCAGCCCGTTGGAGATTTGGCTCTTCAGTCACAAGGGACAGGCCACCCGTATAGACCGTCACGATCTTTGCGTTGCTGATCCGATCATATAGCCGAAGGCCAGAGGCCCCGATTTCATAATGCTCAAACTCAGTCAGGGATTCACTGTCTTCGCCCCATGTGACTGTGACAGAATCAACAGAAGCAATGGGAATAGCAGGAAGCATGATCTTCCACTTTTTGAACGTGTTGACATACTGCGTGTCGGTCCGTTCCATGGATTCTAACTTCCGTCCCAAGTATACCTCGAATGCATCCACCATTGTTGAGTTGATCACCTCAAGCGGAGGATAATCACTAATGGCCGCATCCGTCAGGGTCAACAGTTTCTTCAGATTTGCGAATGATATCAGTTCAAGAGCCATGGTAACCTCTATTTCTTCGGTCGAATGACGTAACCGTTGGGAACTTCCACGAGCTTGTGATCATCCAGACTCAGCCCTCGCATCTTCAGAGCTCCCATGGCAATCCCATGGGACTTATAGGGCTTGCCTGATGCGTTGAGCAGATCCCCTTCTTTGACCATTCCCACGCTCGGTTGAGGATCCTCAGGGGTTTCTGGTTTCTCTTCTTTCTCCGGTGTTTCAGGGGTATCGGCAGCGGGTGTCTCAACCTCGGAATCATCCGCGGTTTCAATCTCAGTATCCCCTTCAGGAGTTTCGATTGCATTTGGATCAAACCCGTCGTCAATCTCATCTGAAAGGACAGAATCCACAATTGAATTCAGATCCGCGGGTTTGTCATTGCTGTCATCGTCAGAGGTTGCTGCGCCTTCTGCCACCTCGGCCTCAGGATCCTCGGTTTTTTCCGAGTCATCGCTGTCATCGTCAGAGGTCGCTGCACCTTCTGCATTATCTGCCGGCTCGGGATCAGAATCCACTACAGTCGAGCCGTCATCGCTGTCATCGTCAGGAATCGCTGCGCCTTCTGCATCATCTTCCGGCTCGGCTTCCATCAGTTCCAGATCGCTTGGTGGTCGGGCAACTTTCATTTCTTCTACAAATGCCCGGATCAGGTCGGGGTTTGTTACTTCCGCAATCTCCCCTTCCTCGTAAGCACGGACAAAAATCCCGTTCTCACTTCCTCTTGCTTTCTCCAAAAAAATGAGTTTCATTGTCTTTCTCCTCTCCTGGCAAGGTTGTCCTGGTTTGTCCTGACTTCATTTGTAAGATACGGGTGGACAGCCCGGAGCTACATTTGTCCAAACTGCCACCCGTATTGCACCAGCCTGCGAGGCGTCAATTGTGGGCTTTAGCCCTGATCGACATACCTCAGGGGTCCGAAGACATTGGTCACGCTGAATTCGCAAGTGCCGCCAATGACGACCTTGAGTCGGGTATAGCGGGCTCTCGGGTTGGGGCAATGGATATTCCCCTCACCCGCGGCCAGCAGGGTTAAGCTCACGGTATTGCCGTATGACGTATCTGCTTCATCGGTATAGGCTACACCGTCGTCGCTGTGCTGAAGAGTAGCAACGAAAGACGTGGCAAAGATACCGCAGCTTACGTGGAAAGTGACAGCCGGTGCATCACCGTGATCTACAACTGGGCTGGTGTAGTAGGTATCTGCTGTTCTCGACTGTGCATCCAATCCATCCTCAATGGTGAAATTGCTCTTGGGATCAGTTTTCATGATATAGGTCTCCTTATACTAAATGAGTTGTTGTTGTCTGTTCGGTTCCTGGAAAAAGCAGACCGTGGGGAAGACCGGCCAGGATTTCGGTTTTTCGGATCGTCATCCTATCCCCACGGCTATATACTATGTGCCGGTAACAGTCACGCCGGGTGCAAGCGGCTGATACCTGATATAGTGCTTCCAGGTACCGGTCGTTGTTCCGACCCCAACCACGATTGTGATAATACCCTCATTCACAATTATCCCGCGGGTATCAACGCCACCGAGGTCAACAAGCGGATCCACTACGTCTGGAGCGGTTGCAAGCGCAGTCATATTCAGAACTACACCAGATCCCGCGGCCGCATTTGCCAAAGAAGCCGAAGCTCCTGAAATGGTCGTTGCAGCTCCGACTGTGGGATCAGCCGAATATTGCAGAGTGGATGCTGTGGCATCATTCAGGGTGATACAGACCGAGACCAGTTCAACGATCTTAATTGGTCCGCCGGCAATGGTGAAAATCGTATCGCCGTTGGCCATGACAGCCGTGGAACCTGTGGCCGTCCGCTCCATCTGAAGCAAGATGTCATACAAGGAACTATCCGCCATTTCGGTGTCGGTTCCAATCTTACCATTGAGCGAATCCGTGGTAGTTGCATTATTCGCCCCGAGCATATCATACAAGGAGCTATCAGCCATTTCGGTATCGGTTCCAATCTTCCCGTGCAGGGTATCTGTCGTGGTCCCGTCGACACTGGAACCAATAGCGGCAGAAAGGTCAAGCGTTTTGGATCCTGCACCGAGCAGATCATAGAGGCTGTTGTCAGCCAGCTCGGTATCCGTACCGATCTTTCCTTGCAGATTGTCCGTGGTAGCGGAATCTACATCAGACCCGACAGAAGTCGAAATAGCAAGGGTCTTGGCTCCCGCGCCGAGCAGATCATACAAGGAATTATCGGCCATCTCGGTATCCGTACCGATCTTACCCTGGAGGGTATCGGTCGTGGCCCCATCCACATCCGCACCTACTGATGCAGAAATAGCAAGGGTCTTGGCACCTGCACCGAGCAGATCATACAAAGAGCTGTCCGCCATCTCGGTATCCGTCCCGATCTTACCATTGACAGAATCCGTGGTGGTGGAGTTGATCGGACCTATAGTTGCAGGACCGAGAGCACCGAGTACAACAGGACCAGCCGTGGCATCAGCCACCGCATCATCATCCCAGAGGACATTCGACATACCAAGGGAGCCCGGATCCAAGGCAGTGCCCTGAGCATCCGTTCTCAACAGGATATCCTGAATGACACCTGTTGCAGCCGCGGTGAACTCGACCGCATGCTGGCCATTGGTCATATTGGTGATAACACCGCCAGCGATCCGGGTTTCCAGATCAGCCGTGTCGGACCAAATGGCCGCGACAGAGTATTCACCCTCAATGTCAGGATTGATGATTTCCAGCCCGTTGTTTACCCCGTTGCCGGCCTCGATAAAATGAGCAGCCCCGGTAGCATCAGCGGACCGTGCCCAAGCATTGATGATCTTCACGTTATCAGCTCCCGCAGCCAGATCAATCGCATCCAGAAATTCATACGAGGATGTAGCGGGCTCAGGGAAGACAGGATTGATGAGCGTGAAATTATCGCAGGTAGCCTCAACAGCTATGCCAAGCACAACCGCGGAGATTCCTGCCAGATAGCGGCCACCAAAGATGGTTACATTGGCCGCGCCACATGCAACGGTTGCATCAGTATCGGCAAAGGTCAAGGTGGCCTGGTTCTGTCCCTCACCATGGAAGATCAGGGTTAGGCCAGCCTTATCCACGTCAAAACCGTCCGCCGCTGTAAAGGACTCGGCATGGGTGGAGGAGATATGGATAATGTCCCCGTTTGACGCAGTAGCCAGATTGATACAAGCATCAATAGTCAGACATGCATTTGTCCAACTGGTACCGGCAGCGGTTCCTGATGCGTTGGAATTGACAAACCATTCGTCGCCGGAGTCAGCCAGGCCAAGTCCCGATTCAAAGACCGGGGGATTCTGAACAGTGAGCTCAACGGTCTTGACCCAGGGCCTGTAGTATTGCTGGGCCGACGCTGTTCCTGCAAAAACCAGGAACAGGACCATGAGGATTGCGGAAATTCGGGTGAAATGTTTCATGATATTGGTCTCCTTTTCGGATTTCTGAGAGTTAGCTTTTCCTGAGGATTACCGAATCAGCTATTGCTAGCTGGTCGCGATTTTCATCGGGACGAAGGCCTCGGGCAGAGTAACCATACCGCCGGTTCTCTTCTTGACCTTGAAGCCGATTTGATCGTAGTCCGCATACTTCTCCACCAGACGCTGCACGGACAGGCCGCGGTTGTCCCGGATCTTGTAGCCGGCCATAAAGTCACCGATTACGATCGGGTAGGTACCAGCGGACACATCAGGCATTCCTTCAGGATTCACGATCGGGCGACCAAGCAGAGTCGGAGGATTGGCCCCGACGGTTCCGGTAGCACCCACGCCCATTGCCCAAATGTAGTCACCCTCACCGTTCTTCAGCTTACGGACCAGACCCTCGGTCGTGCTGTTCATGGCCCAGGTCGCGTTCCGACGATAGATCTTGTTCAGCGACTGAAGCATTTCGATCAGGACATCCACGCCGTTGTTATTGGCGTCCGAGATAGCGGCTGCAACGCCCGAGGCAACATAATTGGCCTGAACATTCGTATCCGCTACCACGCCCTTCGGGCTGTCATCACCCGCGCTGGCTGCATAGGCATCATCCTCGGCCTCGGCGATTGCCCGGGAGAAGGCGTCATTCAGTTCTTGCTCGATGTTCGCTTCCGCATCATCCAAGGTATCCACGGCCACGGTCGTCAGACCATACAGAGGATATATGGTGATTCGGCGTCCGCCTGCGGTCAAGGTCTGCGTACTGATCTGCACACCGGCCCTGCCCCATCCGACGGAGGGTTTGGAAAGCGCACCCAGCTGGACAACATCCCTGCCCGTGGTCCCGACCTGACAAATGGGTCGCAGTTCGGCAAGGTTGTAGGCATTCATGATGATCCCACCCTCGTAATCGATCGGCACGAGGAATCCGCCGGAGCCGTCCGACTGCGAAGTCAGAGCACGCTGCTCATCAGGCGTGAAGGCAAATTGGGAATCTTCATCAGGGTTCTTACCGACGCGCAAGTACTTCTCGAAGGCGCGGTGATGGAGCTGTTGCTCCTCGGTCTGCTCCCCTTCCGGGCTGAAGTCGGGTCGATTCATGCGGACCTCAATCTCTTTCATGGCCTTGCGAATCTCGGTGATATCCGATTCAACCTTCTCGACTGCCGCCCGGGTCTCCCCGGTCTCAACGCCATTTCGCTGTTCCATTTCCTCGAGGGCCTGATCATTGCGTTTCTTGAACTCCTCGAAAGTACGGCCCAGCATGTCATTGATTTTGTTCAGGTCTGTTTCTTTCATGATTTGGTCTCCTTATCAGTAGAAAAAGTGGGTTGGTTCCCTGTTATCAGTTAGGATCCTGAGATATCCGATCTCAAGCGATCCAATGCCGACAGGACCGTTGTTGCAAGCTCGCTGTCCGTCGACCGATGCTCATCCTCGGCCCGCGCATCGTTCAGTTCCAAAAGTGAGCGGAATCGTTCAGACTCGGCTTTTGTGAACTTACCCGACCGCAGTTCGTTGCAGAGCATCTCCACTACCGTCCTGCGCTTCTCCTGGTGAGCTGTTTGGATGGGTTCAGGCAGCTCGGCCAGTTTTGAACGGCTTTCAAGCGATAACAGGTTACCCCTCGAAAGTGTTCGTAATTCATCAGCGGTGAAAGAGGTTTCGGCCGCTATGGTTTCGATTGTCTTCCCGAGTGTGCGGAGTTCCTTATTGAAAACCCCATCCAGATCGTCCGACTGCATGACCGAATGGCGCTCTTCCCAGAACTTGCCGATGAACTCACGGGACCAATTCAAATAGGCTGCATGGTATTTCGAAATGGCTGTATCCAAGGAAGCCAAAGTGGCCTCATTGTCCATATCGTCAGCCCACCAGATATCGGACAAGGTAACTCGCAATGCATAATTCAATTGCTGTCCCTTTTCATACAGCTCTTCAATCAGGGCTGATTCGTCAAAGTCCGTAGCCCTCAATTGTGGGATAATCGGGTCATCGGCAGAGTTCGCTCCTGCCTGATCATCATCCCGCGTATCCAGGTCATCATCGCTGGAAGGCGCAGCACCATCATCGCCTTCTAGCAATCTCTTCCGAACTTCCTCCAGCCGATCAGCAATGTCTTCGAGCTTGATCGAGTCAGGATCATTGTCCGCTGTAACCATATCCTCGGACCTAATCCCGGTAATCTTGGCCTTCTCATTGGAAGCGAAGGTCACGGGAGAAATTTCGTACAACTTGACTTCAGTGATATCGGTCACCTTATCAGCCGCACGCTTCGAATCAATGGTCTGAAATCCGAATGACAGGGTGTCAAGGACTTCGGCCTCAATGTTCAGCCGTGTCTCATCGGCCCGCTGAACGCCCTCGGTCAACTGAGCCCGTACAAACAGACCGACTTCGTCTTCCAGAAGCTCTAGCGGTTTCCCGATCGGCTCGGTGGTGAGGTGGTTGTACAGGACCTTGACCTTGTCGGCTCTCTCCTGAAGTGTCTTGGTGAATGATCCTTTCTTGAAACGGGTGCCGTGGCTGTCGACAGAATCCCATACAACTGCATATCCCTCAAATATGCCGTCGGATCCTTCACCGTCTTTTGCCCGAATCTTCAAATCGTCCGGTACGTGATAAGATCTGATTTCCTTTTTCATTGTGATTCCCCTTTTGTCTAGTTTTGCTTTAGCAGCATTCAACAGCCGGCCCGCCGCATCAAAGATCGTGGTCGCTCCTGCCTGTGCGGCCCTGGTCCTGATAGCCCTGAGTGCAGACATATAGACCTTGCCATTTTTGCCAAACGGATACTTGTAATACGCCTTTGTCTCCTTGTTAGCATCCGTGTCCTTGCCCAAATGCCATTTGGCATAGTTCTCCCAGTTCCCATCTCCTAACAGCTTGTTACCGTCCGCGGCAGAAAACGACCATGAGGAGCTGTCATTGATTTTGCCCTGATGGATCAGTGACCGTGCAAACTTCTCAGATTTCTTGACCAGTTGAACTGCCATGACTTACTCCCTTATTTCGAAAGTCATCGAACACCTGCAATTCACTCGGTCCGCTGGAACAAGCATCGGGTCTAGCGGATACCGCGGCCCATTGATCTGGCCGAACTGAGGCGAGAATCTGGCGTTTAGCTTTACAGAAGCTTCGCCTGCCCTGGTCTGGTGTTCTGGCCTTACTTCAAATCCTGAATCGACCCACTTCTTATGGGTTGCACCAGCATGGCCGGCCGATACAAATTGGCCCATGCTTCCTGCGGTCCCGGTAATGGTCCGACTCAGTCTTAACGCTCTTTCAGGTTCAAACACACCTGCATCCTGAATAGCTTGCTGCAACTGATTCACGTTGAGTCCTTCTTCAATTGCACTGGTGACCTGAAGCAGAACAGCATCCACGGTGGACTTTTCGATCATGCTGAGTTCTCTCAGAACTGTGCCCTCAGCCTCAAGGTAATTATCTAAGGCCAGCTGGAGCTCATCATCTTCTTCAGCCCGTTTCTCAATCAAGATCTGATCCGCGGCCGTGCGCATGTACGTGCTCATCAAATCAGTATAGACAGGCTCCCAATCCCTCTTCCAAGTTTCCTGAAGGACATCGCTGGGACGGATTTCATGAACCCTGTCAAACTGATCTGATGCTTCATCAATGGCGGCGTTGATCAGGTCTCGCTGTTCGGCTAGCAGATCCTCAATGGCCGGTGACCATTTAACAGCAAAATCCTCGCGGGCCTTGAACTCAGCTTCTACATTCCGAGCTGCGAAAGCCAGCAAATTGTTGTCTGATGGGGTCTCAGGCTGCGTATCCGCACGTGTTTCGGTCTGGGTTGGGTTTCCCCTTTCCTCAACAAGCATGGCCTGCCCAGCGACCTTCCCGCCCGGATATGAAATATCCCAGCCTTCAAATTCCTCAATATCAAATTTGAAGACTTTGTTCAGACGGTCAAATGGTACGCCCATTGAATAGAGGTTCTTTGCCGTCTTACTCCTCTCAAGCATTGCCCGTCGGATGGCCGGAATGTCGTTGAGGAAGTAAGTGATTGTTTGTCCTTTCTCCAGTTCATCACGGAAGGACAGGTTGAAAGTGTCTTTTAAGTTATCCAGGAGTGGGATAACCTTCTGGAACCAAAAAATCAATTCACTCGTCTGATAGTTATTGTAAGTGGCCGATTCCATAGCTCCAGCGTACTGTGGGGGAATCCCGAATATAATAAAGATCTCATCCCGGTTCGAAAGCCGACTGGCACCAAAATCGAGTTCTTGAGGGGTGGACCCGATCCGAGTATATTTGGCTTCTGAACCGACAACGCCTAACCTGCGTGCATTCTCAGGTTTGGCATATCGATCATTCAGGCTTTCTGCAACCTCGTCCGCTTCATCCTGGCTATTGAAATCTCGCTTGAAACTAAACACACCTGACAGCACGCCCATGTTTTGCATGGCCGCCTTGTTCCAGTCCTTCTGATCTGTATCAATATCAACGACCTTAGCCGCAGCCTGAAGAGGAGCAATCCCCCAGAACGGATTTGCGGGGTCGAAGTATTTGGCATGAACTATTTCGTTTGGCTCCCATTCCTTGGATTTCTTGTTATCCAAGGAGTAACCATCGAGCCATTTTGCTACCTCTTTTGAACTGATCGGGTGAATTCGGTCCGGGCTGATCGGCCACAGTTCCTGAGTTTCCCCTTGGGCCTCAACCTTCAGAGCAAGCGCATTCCCTCCTAGCTCAAGCCAGGAAATCCACAATTCGAAAAAGTCCTGTCGTGAGATATAAGGATTGGGCTGTTGGAATAACTGATCCACATGGCTGTCTTCAATTCGGTTCTCATCTTCATCAACCACGCCCCAGGGCACAGAGGAGCCGCTGGTTGCGGTCAGATTCACGGCTTTGTATACCCATCCATTAGCCTTATAACCTTCCTTGACGGCCTTCTGGATTGTCCAGTTAGAATATTGCGGACCACCCATGCGGGCAATGAAGGAATTGGCAAATGCAAAGTTCCTTCTGAAGAAGTTTGTGAATCTGCGTAGTCGGTTTGCCATGGTTTATTCCTTAGTGTAGATAGCCGTAATGCTCGAGGATATTGTAAGTTACCCCGTATGCCCCGCGGTACTTGTAGGCTACCAGTTCATGGACCAAAGAAGATGAATGAATGGTATCGGCCAAACGAACCTCTTTTCCATTGATTCGGATATCCACGAAGAACGATTCCCCTTCGTTCACTCGGATCGGATTGATTTTGACCGTGTCCAGTATTTGGATCTCATCAATCATCAGTCGGCCACCAGTTCGAAAGTCGGGGTGCGGTTGAACTGTCCGTGGATCATATACCCTAATGGAGAAAGCAGGTCCATCACCCGTTCAACATCTGCATCAGTGACAGCCTCAACGAATATAGCTGGCTTTGAAAATCGGATGGTTTCCATTGCCCCATGCAGAATGGCCATCTCATGCTTCTCAGCATCAATCTTCATCAGGGTCACATTCCCGAATCCAAAAGAATCAATCGGCTGCATCTGGGTATCTCCGCCACAGTCTCCCGTGAATTCCCACATGCCCTCGTTTCCGTCCTCAGGCAGAATCATCCTGCCACAGATCTCATCCGCTCCTACGGCCAAACAGTAGCCCGTGACCTTGCATTTAATCTGTGACTGATTCAACTGGATATTCCTTTGCATATGCTGGTAATGTTCGGCTACAGGTTCAAAAGCATACACGTGGTCAGGGTTACAGTATAAAGCAAAATAGACTGAGTGATTCCCCATACACGCCCCGATGTCAAGGAACTCTCCCCCTGCATATCGGGCTGCTATATAATCGAGCATTCTTTGCTCGTAGAACCTACCGTGAAGCCAACTGGCTTGGATATGACCATAAGGCAAGTCAGCCCGGGTCACCTCCATCTGCGCGTTTCGTATTCTGACAACCTGGCTTGTCTTCATTTTTCTTCCTCTCCAGTAAGCGGGTGAGCTTGTCAGATATCTCCCCCAACTTAACAAACGATAATGTTTGATGTGCGATGATCAGCCCGTCGGCTTGGTTTGTAATAATCATCTCAAACGTTTCCTTAGTGATCTCCGCCACAGATCCCCCTCGGTCTGGTACTAGCTAACGAATACCTTGCCGGAGGATGTAAGCGCGTTGAATGCGCCACTTGTGGAATCAATATCATCCTTGTACTTACCGAACGGGAAGAACCGGTGATTATCGATGAACTCTTGCACCCATGGTCCGTTCAGTAAAAGGACATTGCCATCGTTTACTTGCACACTGTATGTATCAGCCCGTTTGACTTTGCTCCCGGTAACCTTATCCTTCCTCACACTAAAGCCGGCTAAATTCCTGACAGTAGATTCGGCTGATTCCTTTCCCCCTGATCCAGGCTCTTGCTCAATCCAGACAACACAGTCTTTACCATCCGCTTCCGTTGTTGATTTGATATTCTTCTCCCTAACCTCAGAGCTCCATTGCCCCTTCCTCACGTTTGATACGAGGAATTTCCCTTCATATTCATCACCAACTAGCTTCCACATCTTACTGCCTGATGTGAATGCTCCGTCGTCTTCTGTTCCTGCCTTATCCCAATATCGGACCACGAGGCCGAGGTGCTCAGCCGCGGGCATCCGGTCGATGATTACAAATCGGTCGACCTTGAACATGCCGCCCTTGGGTGGCGACGGATCTTGCCCGACCTGTCCCGCGTATCCATATTGACCTAGATCCGCTTCCATTTCCTTCAGAACGGAAGCATCCATTCGCCGAGGATCCAACAGCCCATCGGTGTAGTACTTTTTCAAGGCTGGAGGGGAAACCTTCTTCTCGGATCCTTTCGTTCTAATTTCGCCAGGCAGGCATATATGCTTGATGCGTTTATTCTTCTTGGTAATCAGATGGCCAGTCGGATCGTCCTGATGCAGGCGCTGCATAATCATGATCGTAGGACAAATGGCCTTATCAATCTTCCGCATGGAGAGGGTTTGGTCAATCCAGCGGTTGGATGTTTTCAGCTCAACGTCGGAGAAGGATTTCTCAGGATTCAAAGGATCATCCACGAGCAATATGTGCCCATGGAATCCGGTCAGAACAGCGCCAACGGAGGTGGAGAAACGATTACCGCCGAACACAGCGCCTACTTCCTCACCCGTGTCCTTATCATACATGACCTTCTGGATCTGAAAGTTGCCCTTCTGGTCCTTGTCCTTCCTGATCTGAATTTCGGGGAATATCTTTTGAAACTTATCCGATCGGATCAGTTCGCGGGAATAGTCAGCATGCTCTAGGGACAATGCGGCAGAGTATGAGGTCGCAATGAATTTCATCCAGTGTTTCTTGATCCAGCACCAAACGGGGAACATGATCACGCAAATTGTGGACTTACTCGTGCCCGGGGGAACATTAATGATAAGGTCATACAGTTTGGGCTGGCCTTCAAATACCCGTTCAGCGACTTTTTGCATTTCATCGCACAGGTATTTCATATGCCAGTTCCATTGGGGATCATCATTCGAAACGGTATCCCAGAACTCCTGCATGAAGTGGAAGAAACTCCGACGACAGCGCTCAGCCTTGACCGCGTATGGGGAGTGAATCGCGGCCTGAAGGATCTCAGCTTTCTGGATGGATATATCTGTCGTGTTAGTGTCTAACATACCGACCTTTTTCGTAGTGGGTCACGGTTTCTTGAAAACCTTGACCTTGGGTCAAAATCCTAGATATCAAGTTTCAAAATATGCAATCATTTCAATACCTTATGTTTGCACATCTTCGACGACTGAAATCAACTGGCGACCTTAATCCCTCGTGGGGATCAGAATCCTAACCCTGATCTTCGTAGTGGGTCAAGATTCCTTGATTTTCGTAGTGGGTCAAGGTTTTCTGAAAACCCCGACCTCGGGTCAAAATCCTGAAAACTGTATTGCAAAATATGCAATCATTACAGTCTCTTATGTTTGCACATTTACGACGACTGAAATCAGATGGCGACCTTAGTTCCTTGCGGGGGATCAGAATCCTAACCCTGGTCTTCGTAGTGGGTCAAGGTTTTCTGAAAAGGTCGACCACCGGTCAAGATTCTGAAAATGGTGTTGCAAAATATGCAATCATTATAAGGACTTATGTTTGCACATTTACGACGATCGAAATCAACTGGCGACCTTATGAGGAAGAACCCTGCTCCTCATCCTCTTTGGCCTTCAGGAGTTTCATGCCGATCTTCTCAACCAAAGCTAATTCATCGTCATCCAATAAGGTCAGGTCCAAAGCGGCAATTGGGAGGACGCCAGCCCCTAATGGTGCCCCGTCCTTTCCGGTTAGTTCAGTCTTGCTAGGTACCTTGCCTTGCAGCCTGTCCATCAGTAAGCTGGCCGCGGCCGGATCTGGCTTATACTTCTTCGTGATCGGGGTTTCAATGACCTGTCCCTGGAATTGTGAAATATGGACGGCATCATGCTCGAACCCTGTCGCGGCTGCTTCCATCGCATCGTAAACTTGAGTCAGGTTCCGAAGCCGAGCTTTCTGCCTGAGGTCAAATCCTTCCTGTTCTATCTCCAGCATCTCTTCCAAGTTGAAGTGCTTGTAGAAATTGCCAACAGTGGTCTTGCAAACTTCAGTGGCCATCTGCGTACGGGTAGGAAACTCATTCTTCGGATCGGCAATATACTTGACCAGCATCTCCCGAAAGAGGACCTTTTTGGGAATTCTCGGAGGACCTTTAGGCCGCGAGCCTTTAGGCCGCCCAGGTCCTCTCTTCCGAGGTCTTGGTTTCTGATCTGATTTCTTAGCAGGTTTTTTGGCCATTCCGATTGAGTTCCTTATTAGCAAAATGACTACGCAAAACTAGTTAGGCGGCATCAGTCATTTTCTTCTGAGCTGCTAACTAGAATCCAATTACTTACTGGATTGATACACATCCATACCACAGTCGGCCAGTCCTGTCCACCCCTTTTTTCTGTCATATCCGTGGGATATATGTCCTTAGTTAGGACCTAATTGTGGGATCAGCCCTGTCCACCCATTTTTCTGTCATATCCGTGGGATATATGTCCTTAGTTAGGACCTAATTGTGGGATCAGCCCAGCCCGGTCATATCCGCAATAAAATCCACATATAGATTTTCTACCTAGGTGGCTGATCTGAACAGATCCCCGACATCTAATAGGATCGTGCCCGCGATTATACGCGCGTAGAGGGAAAAGAGCAGAAACTCTTTTCTTCAGTTCAGAATTCGCGTGGGATAAGGATCTGGGGAGATAAACCACAATTCTATATCCATTCCACCAATAATCGAGGAAAAAGGCATACGGCCGTATGCCAGCCGTATGCCTGCCCGTATGCCGTTTCCAATTTCGGTCCCACGCGTATATCAGTAATGATCACGGGACGTTGGACGATCAACAATTTAGCATCATCACTGATTATTCCCAAAAGCATACGGGCATACGGCCAAAATGGATTTCTTGAAAAATTTTTTCACCGAATCCATTTTCACGCGTATACTGTCTGATGCAGTGAATCGAGGGGAATCGGCGACCCGTTTTTGAGCGGATCTGTAATGATATCAGTCACTTGAGAATTTACCCCAACGGCATACGGGGCGGCATACGGCCAGCATACGGCCGTATGCTCGTGCCGATTTTATGAAATGATTTCAGTAGGTTGTATTTGGGGTGTTTTTGAGGTGGGCCGTAACCCCCGTATGCCTCTTTTGCAGAAGCAAAAAGGCCCCTCGGTTTCCCGAGAGGCCTTCCGCCGGAGGAAGAAATGAGATGTGGTAAAGCCCGTCGTCCATCATGGTTCCTTGTATACCACGGGTCGGGGGATCTGTAAACCCCTTTTTTCAGTAATTTGAGGGTGGCCTTGGCCAGCCTTAAATGACCCGCTGCGCGGGTCTGATCACGGGACAAGGGCAAGGATCCTTCTCCCGTGATTAATGGTTTACAGAATAATTTCTTTGTGGTATAACAAGGGGGAAGATCGGGAGGAAGAGTAACGCAGGACGAAAGGAACAGACAAATGGAAACTCAAACACCCACAATCCCCAAAATAAGAGACGGCTGGTTTACTACTGATGAAGCGGCCAGAGTGCTCGGGGTAACAAGGCCCCGGGTGATTCAGTTAATCAAAGAGGGAAAGCTAACAGCGGAGCGGATAGGTCGGGACTATTTCCTGAGAAAGGATCTGGTCAAAGGCCATACCTTAACTAGACCGCCCGGTCGCCCGCGAAAGGATTCCTGATGCCTGGAAGTGGATGGAGCGGGGTCGTTCTTGCTGGAGATTATGCAGAAATCGAGGCCCGTGTCTGCGCCATGATTGCTGAGGAAGAACAGACCATTTTATGCGGTACGTCCGACCTGACATCCTTGGTAGGCGCATTAGAAAATTTGGCTGAAGCTCAGGAAACACTCACCTTAATGATTCGCAAATTTGCGGATACCCTTGAACACGATACCTATTATGAATACATTCGCCAGAAGGACTCAACCCGCTATTGGGGCAATCAGAAGCCACCCCGAAACCTCATCCCGAACATCCGAAGTCAATTCACATGCACGCCAAATTATCACAACCGGAGGATGGTCGGAAATAGGAGGAAATAATGGAAACATTAGGACTGTCTTATACGATGAATATCCTCGCTCTGCTTACACTCCATTTCGTCGGTGACTTTTTGCTTCAGTGGGACAGGATGGCCGACACCAAAGGAACCAACAGGGTCATGATGCTCTGTCACGGGTTCTGCTATATCCTCCCGTTCGTCTATTTCTTCAGCCTGCCGTGGCTGCTTCTGAACTGCGTCCTCCATATATTGGTAGACTCAGCAACTTCGAAAGGTACCCGCTGGGCCTTCACGACCCAGGGTATGCATAACAGATTCTTCAATATGGTTGGGCTGGATCAGCTCATCCATTTCATTTGCCTGATTGTAACTTTTCACTGGATTGAGGTATAATATGCATACAATGGCTGGTTTGATTCAACAGAAGAAAGCAGAGAAACTAGGGGTCGACCTGAGTAATTGCATTTCAATCTCGGTCGGCAAATCCAAGGGGGAACCCAAGGAGATCAAAATCTATATCGGGGAGCTGATCGCACAAGGCCTATTCCTAAAGATCGGGGATCGAGTAAACATGGCCTTTGGATCTGAGGACGGAATGGCCTCGATATTCAAAACAGACCAGCGGGAAGCAAACAAGCTCGTCCGAAGAGGAAGCAAGAGGTCGAAGGGCAGGTTGTGTGTAGCCTATTCCTTTGTTCACGGAATGCCCCTGCCGGCTGAGATGATCCATATTACGGAATACAGAGTGGACGGCAAACGGGTCCATTTCGATATCCCTGAAGAAGCATTTACCTATCTAGAGGATTCTGATGGCTGAGAAGAAATACGAGTTCAAAACAAATCCATATGATTTCCAGCGGGCTGCATTGACCAAAGGCTGGAACCGTCCTTTCTTTGCTTACCTAATGGACAGGGGCACGGGGAAAACTAAAGTCACTATCGACAATGTGGGTATCCTATTTGAGAGGGGACAAATTGAGGCCTTTCTTCTGATTGCTCCAAATGGTGTCCATGAACGCTGGGTGACTGAACAGATCCCAGAGCATCTGCCAGACAGGATCGAGTGGCGGGCAGCCGTATGGGCTGCACACAAGGCCAAGACCAAGAAGGGGATGGATGAACTTGAAGCCGTGTTTGCCAAGGATCCTGGAGTCCTTCAGATCCTAACTATGAACGTTGAATCCTTTCAGATGGGCAAGGCCAAGAATATGGCCTACAACTTCTGTCGCACCCACACCACTCTAGTAGCAGTGGATGAATCCACCCGTATTAAAGGACACGGCTCAAACAGGACTAAGTCTATAACTAAACTGAGGGACATGGCCCCGTATCGCAGAATCCTGACCGGGAACGAAGTCACAAACAGCCCGTTTGACGTATACAGTCAATTTGAATTCCTGGCCGAGGGGTATTGGGGTGGCAAGTCTCACTATTGGTTCACTCGGCACTATGGCCAGTATGAAAACCAGTTCGTGAAGATTCAGGGAACCAAGCAAAAGGCCGAATGCGGAGAGTGCGGTAGCAAGACAGCCTTTAAGGTTGTCCGCTATTTCGACCGCGGAACCAAGGCCTGGAAAACGAAATATGAATGCAAGGCGTGTCAGGCTCCTCTGGACTGGACTTCGTTCAGGGAGAAATCAGGCCGTATGCATTACTTCTTGCACAAGGTGGGATCTGAAAAGAAACTCGAGGTTACTAATACCAAGCTCATCCGGGAAATCAGAACCATCAATGAGAAGGGCGGCCTGAGAGAATTCCCAAAACTCTTGACATACAAGAATCTGGCTGAACTCCGGGAGCGGATCAAACGGGATTCCTATAGGATCCTGAAGAAGGACGCGCTTGACTTGCCACCCAAGATCTACACCCCGATATACTGCGAAATGAATGATGCTCAGAAGCAGGCCTACCAGGAACTTGAAGAGGAATTTCGGACAGTCTACAAGGACCACGAGCTCACGGTCAAGAATAAGGTATCCCTCCTGATTCGGTTCCAACAGATCGTCGGGGGATTTTTCCCCGAGACCGATGAACCGTTAGGGGATAATAATCCTAAGCTGGACGCGCTCATGTATGATCTGGAGGACGTTACAGATGGAGCTAAGGTCATCATATGGTCTGTCTTCCCAGTGCAGATAGTCCACATTGCACGTGCCTTACGAGCGGCATATCCTGAGAGAGCTACGGCTACCTATTACGGAGCAACCAAGAGGAAGGAGCGAGATGAAATTGTCAGCCTTTTCCAACAGGGAGAAATCGATTACCTTGTCGCTAACCCAGCGACAGCTGGGACAGGTCTCAATCTCCAAGCATCCACCCTGCACTACTACTTCTCAGATTCGTTTAAGCTTGAAGATAGATGGCAATCAGAAGATCGGTCTCATCGGCGCGGTCAACATAATCCTGTTCTTTATAAGGATATCTATATTCGCGGTACGGTGGATGATACGATCAAACGATCTCGTGACACTAAAACTGAGATTGCCGAATTCTTCAGAGACCATGAAATAGAGGAATTGATATGAAATATTTGCGATATCTTCTGTACATCCTGAAGCACAAATGGTACGTTGGCAAAGTATGTTTTACAGACGGTTTATGGATCCACGCCATCACCCATGATCTGTCAAAGTTCTCCCCTCGGGAATTCTTCGCGTACGCGGATAAGTTCTATGGTAAACCGACCGCAAACGCTCGGGAAGAGAAACGGCGTGAACTCAGATTTCAGAAGGCATGGAACCATCATCAAAACAGAAACAAACACCACTGGAATTATTGGGTCGCGGTGAACGGGAGCAAGCAAGAACCTGTCCCAATGCCAATGAGGTATATCTACCAGATGATAGCAGATTGGCACGGGATGGCTGACCAGCGAGGAGCAAAACGCTGGCTGTTCTATAACACCGCCCGCAACCAGATGATTCTTCATCAGCTAACCCGAATCAAAGTAGAACAGATCAAACGAGAGGAGATGAGATATGCAACCTTGTAATTTGCTGTCACCCCGTAAGCACAAGGCCATTGTAAGACTGCTAGGTCTGAAAGACGGAGTTTACCCTTATGACTGTCCGCCACCGCTCAAGACAGGAATCCTGATCGATGATACAAACCAAACTATCACGATCGCAACTTACGGGTCTTATCCCTACCCTGAACGCAGCCATCATCTCAGCCCACCCACGCATCCGAATTCCATCCAGTTTGTTCTCAGAAGCGAAATAGACAGGTCGCACGAACTGTTCCGCAAGCACAAACGAAATACAAAGGATCCTGATCCTTCATATGAATCAGCGGTGGCCAAGCTCAGGAAACGGCTGCGCAAAATCGCCAGGAGAGACCATGCTGAAGATACGAATCACAGTGAAAGTTAAGGACTGCGATATCAAATTCAAACCTGAGTTTCCGCCCGGGGTCATTGCAACAGAGATCCTCGAATTTCCAGACGAGGACGGATCCGCTGTCAAGGATCCTAAATTCATCGTTGGCCTAATCGATGCCGAAGCCGGTCTGATCAAAGAAGTGATAGAATCAGACGTACAGGTTATCCAGTGAAACCCACACATATACGGAGCACAACGAATGGGATCAGATCAGAAGAAGCAACTCGGAGTTGTAGGTGCAAAAGGTCGCAAGCAAGAACAGTATATATTCGAAACCCAAACCCTGACATTCACAGAGGAGGAAGAGCCCGAGGCCATTCTAGACTTAATCGTGGATCTATGGAACGCACAGTCATATGCAGCCCGCCAAACCTTCATATGGCTAGTAAATCCCGTCGACCAGTTCCTGATTCAGGCCTTCACACAGCTAGGGGACTACGTGATGCTTGATCCCACAATTAGGATCGAGTCCCTACTGAACCGGCCCATCTTCTATTCCAATGAAGTCAAACAAGGCAGGATCCTGTTCAGGGCCTACCTTTAATTGTGGGATAACCCAGCAACCGGAGGAAGAACCCATGATTTATTTCATTCAAAGCGGTGATCGGCCGTTTATCAAAATTGGATATAGCTCATCTTCTCATATTCATCAGCGGATCCAAACCATGCAAACAGCCAACCCTGACGAGCTGAAGCTCTTGGGTGTCATTCATCAGCCCGAAATCGAAGAACTGCATAAGCAAGGAAAGAGCAAGAAGGGCTTTATACAGGAGGGGATAGATTTGGAACGTACGATCCAAAATAGGTTTGCTCGGGATCGGCACAAGCTTGAGTGGTATCATGCATCGCCTGCTTTGATGAAGTTCATTGAGGAAGAAACAGAAGACCTTGATACATGGTCCCCAAGTAAACGGGCGCATATGTTTGCACAAATGAATCTTATGAATGGATTAACAACAGGAGAAGGAAGATGGCCAAACAAAGGAAAAGTACAAAACAGCGGCACGCAGTGAAGCAGCATAAGGAAGCAAAACTGCGCCATGTTCAGATACATGAGGTGACTGATCTGTTCATTGAGACAGTTTCCCCGACTACAGATCCCCGAGCCATGGCCATGGTGATTTCAAAGAAGAAGATTGCTGACCAGTTAGACTGCCGGCTGTATTTTATCCAGGCCATGTATCGTGGGCAACGGCTGTATTCATACCAGCTGATTCACAAGGATGTCCTGACCGAAACATTAGGACCGATTAAGGATATGCTGGTTGACAAAGTCATGAATTCTATCAGTGGACTTGATACCAAACTCAAAGGAGGAATAGCCCGTGGAAGCATCCAAATCAATAGCGAAGATCCAGCTTTACGATAAGAAGGGGACGATGGACAGGGAAGTCACGATAAGCGGACGGATGGAGCCTAATAAATGGGGCTACAACACGAACGGTATGTGGGGTCGGAGGATCTGCTTCAGCCCTCCCTTTTGCGATTACTATATCAACAGCCTGATGCAGTTCTACCCATTTGAGAAAGATCTGACGATTGATATGATGGGCCGCAATCACCGGGGATCCGAGGTCACGGTCAAGGCTGAAGATTTGAACAGGATCTTTGACCAGCTCCCCGAAACGGAGAAATGGAAATCGGATCCTATCGTTGAGATTGAGGTGTGCAGGCTGCGGGTGGCTGATCCCAGTTTTGAGAATATAGTCCTTATCAAAGAGCGGCCAATGCGGCGGATGGCTCTCCTGATGAATCGGGCTTACAAAGGCTGCTTCAAATATGACCGAAACAGAAAAGCCCTCGTGTTTACAGGTCCGACCAGTATCGCAAATGAGCTGTTTGAGGAGAAGTAACCATGAAGACTGTGACTGAGCATATTCGGGAGCACATCCTGACTGGACTATTCGGTGAGGATTTCAGCTATGAGGCCCTGCTTGAATCTGAGTGGTCTGGACTGTTTGAGAAGCTGATGCGCAACCGGCTGATCATCGGGGCGTTCAGGTACGGGAAGTTGAACGCAAAGGGGAAACCCCAATGGGACAGAATGGAACGCGTGCTCATGTGCGTGGAAGAGTATCGGAAGACAGGGAACACAGAACACCTGGTGGACGGTGCGAACATGTTCCTTCTGGAATTTGAAGAGGGGGAACATCCGAATAAGCACTGGGAAGCCACGGACGACGGGGATATCCACGTGAAATTAAAGGGGCAGAAATATGCAGTAACTTATAAGGTCATCTGTCATCAGTATGAAGATTTGTATTTCGATAGCCCTGGCCAGCTGGCCGTTTCCATCGAGGATGTGGATGATGAGCATTGGGTATCTCGGAGAATCGTGACCAAGGATCCTGAGATGTTTGAAGGGCTTTCAAATGTTAAGGATCTGAAGATTGAACCGTGCTCGGAAGATGAACCATTAACTTATGACCCGGACAAGATGGATCAGTCTGGGGGATTAGAAAGGAGAAGAAATGAAGATCATTGAACAAGGGTATGAGATTCTAGACCTAGAGGATCCTGGACGCGCCATTCGGCGAATGGAAACAATCGGCAGAACTTGCTATAAGTCTGAAGATAAGATCACGGATGATTCGGCGAGTAAGTTTCTGCGCATGCTGAGGGACCGTGGACACCACGCAATGCTTGAGTTCGGGGTAATGACTGTTCGGTTCATTACGAACCGCGGAGTGACCCATGAGGAAGTCAGACACCGCCTGTCGTCCTTCGCTCAGGAGTCCACTCGGTATGTTAACTATGGCGGAAAGGATGATATTGAGTTCATCCGTCCTGTCTGGTTTTCGCCTGATTACTCGGGACAGATTTTTCGCAGAGATCCTACTGCAAAGGACAAAAGGAGCCGACATTACTTCATTCATACAATGGAAGATCCTATGGATGAGGATTCCCTCGTAATCAATCACATTCCAAAGCAGGATGCAATATGGGTCTATTCCTGTCTGGACTCGGAAGATGATTACAATGATTTGATTGCAGGGGGATGGCGTCCGGAACAAGCCCGTGAAGTTTTGCCGAACTCCCTCAAGACTGAGATCTGCCATATGGCCAACTACAGAGAATGGAGACACATCTTCCAATTCAGGACCTCCAATGCTGCCCATCCTCAGATGCGTGCCCTGATGCGGCCGTTGCTAGATGAAGTGAAAGGGTATCTGCCCGAACTGTTCGAGGACATTAACTATGGGGAGTAACAACGGAGGGGGAATGAGAAAGGGCGATTGGCAGTATGCAGAAGATGCACAGATTGTAGCAGCCAGCCTCGGCTACTCAGATCCGACTAAGGCTGTAGTCCATTTGTATCAAAAACGGGGATGGTCGGCCAGTCAGATTGGCCGGGCGTTCAGCAAATCGGGCAACTGTATCCTGCACAGATTAGAACTCCTAGGTATTCCGAGACGAGGAAGGGGCGGTGACCCGTATAAATGGCCTAACAAACGGGGAATACGCCGTGCGTAAAAAAGAGGTTTACAGATAAATTTATTTGTGTTATACTGCGTTCAGTTTTTAAGAACGACCGAACAACGATTTGTGAAGGAGGTGGTCACTATGATTAGCTGATTAAACCCAACGCAGATCCAACGGAGCTACCCGGTTGGTGATAGCCGGGTAGCAAACCTTAAACTACACGGAGGTAACATGGCAAAAAAGAAAAAAGCTGACACAAAGACAGATCAGGACATCTTCGCCGATATGGATGAAGAGGCCAAGAAGTCTGTCACCGAGGCCGACCTTGAAGGTTTGTCAGCCCTCGCAGAACGACAGAAGGTTTTTGAAGCAGGACCAGATGAGAAAATCGTCGCGTCGCTTTTCAAATCCCTGATCGAACGCGGGGTATCCCTGGCAACAATCAGCGCGGTACAAACCAAGGTCAACCAGGTCTACCAACAGGTTAGAATGACCGAGCTTCCTGAGAAGATGGAGGAACTCGGTTTTTCATCGTTTACGCTGAAGAGCGGCGGATCGATTGAAGTGAAGGATGGACTGTCCGTCACGGTCAAAGATAAGGAGGCCCTGAAAGAAGCTCTGATCCGGGCAGGGTACCAGGACGCGATTAAGAATCAGGTCGTGGTCCTATTCCCCATGGAAGGCCGAAAGTCGTCCAAGCGGTTCGTCAAATATGTTAACCGGTACTACGCAGATCGCGATAAGTGTACCCTAAAGGAAAAGGAGGATGTGCACGCACAAACCTTGAAGAAGCTCATGGGCGAATTCAAGGAGAAGGGCAAGCAATACCCGGATTCGGTTTCTGTTTTTGAATACAAATACACCAAGATCAAATAAGGAGGAAGTTATCATGGCAAAGAAGAAAGCAAATGCCCAAGCAGGCAAAGACTTGGCGACCAAAGCAGCTCAGGAACTGGTTGCCCAGATGGAAGGATATGGCCAGGACGGATATGAGGACGCAACTCAAGATTCCTTTGCCGTCCCGTTTCTGCGGATCCTTCAGCAGAACAGCCCGCAGCTCTTGGAAGAATCCGACGCATATCTGGATGGTGCCAAGGCTGGCCACTTCTTCAACACACTAACCGGTGACGTGTACGGCAAGACCGTTCAGGTTATCAACTGCCACTTCGGCCGGGATTTCATCGAATGGCGTCCTGATCGCGGCGGATTTGTTATGTCCCACGGGGATGATGAGCGGATCCGACAGCGAATCGTGGAAGTCTCCGAGAAGAATGAGCAGATCATGGACAACGGGAATGTCCTCCAGGAATCCCGCAACCACTTCATTCTGCTTCCCGACCGGCTGGAAGAGGGTCCGATGATCTTCTCCCTCGTATCCACGGGGATCAGGCATTCCAAACGGTGGATGTCGATGATGCGCCGGCTGGTGAACCCTGTCACCAAGAAAGTCAACAATCCTATCTTCCTGGGAGTCTGGGAACTGTCCACGGTTCTGAACGAAGGGGATGAGGGCAACTGGTACCAGATCGGCTCCAAGTCAGCCGGCAAGTATGAGTTCTCTCGTCTGATCAATGCAGAGGAATTCGAGGCCGTTAAGGCTGCTCGGGATCTTCTGGCCAGTGGGGTTGCTAAAGTTGATTATGCGGCCGCTGATGGAGCACAGGGAGTCGAAGGCGATGATGATGCTCCCGACAGCGAACCTCCGTTTTAGTGACTTCCCATGAAATCCTTTCCTGAGTTATTTCAGGGTCGGGATGATGCGTTCGGGATCTACCTTATTGAGAAGACTGCTCAGCAAAAGGTCCAGGGGCGAGCCTATACCAAGGTCGAGCCCCTGACCGACCAACACTGGCAAGAGCATCTCGAAGGTAAGGTAGGTCTCGGCATTATTCCGATCAGACCGGATGGCACGTGCTTCTGGGGCGCGATAGATGTAGATGATTACAAATTGCCCCTTGAGACATTGAGCAGGCAGCTCGTGAGCATGGAGTTGCCCCTTGTTCTGTGTCGGAGTAAGTCGGGCGGAGCACACCTGTACATCTTCCTCAATGAACCGATTTCTGCAATAATCCTTCGGAACAAACTGTTCGAATATGCAGCCTCACTCGGTCACCCCGATGCCGAGATATTCCCCAAACAAACTGAGATCAATGACGATGATGAGATAGGGAACTGGATCAACCTTCCATATTTCGAGGCTGAACATACGACCCGCTATGCTTATAAGGATGGCGAGCCACTGCTTGAATTGGAGGAGTTCCTTGAGTATGCTGGGGAATTATCAGTCACGGAAGAACAGTTAGAGGAGATAGAACCTAAACTTGTAGAGGCCCTGTCTGATGCTCCGCCGTGCTTGCAGTACTTAGCCACACGTGGGGTTCAGTCAGGGGAAAAAGATGCAAGCCTTTTCAACTTTGCTGTTTACTGCAAGCTCAAATATCCGGAGGATTGGGAAGGGCACTTAGAAGAGATAAACAGAACGTATGTTGACCCGCCGGCCAAGTCTTCAACCTTGGTCAAAGTGATGAAACCCCACAAAAAGAAGACCTACTTCTACACGTGCAATAAGCCACCAATTAAGGAATTTTGCAACCGGGACCGCTGCATGACTCAGCCCTTTGGAATAGGGCAATCAGAATCCACGCCTCGGTTGAAGATGGGGATTTTGAAATGTCTGGAGACAGATCCCCCTATATGGTATATGAGCGTTGAATCCACGCTCATTCAATTTGACACGTCCGACCTGATGGACCAGAACAGATTTCGCAGAGTGTGCATGGAACGAGTGAAGAAGATTCCGCCGCGCATGAAGGCTGATACTTGGGATCGTCTGTTAGGTGAGAAACTGGACAAGTGTGAGATCATTGATGCCCCGGTAGATGCAGGACCTCGAGGACAGTTCTTATTTCATTTGCAGACTTTCTGCACGTCCGGTGTGGATGATCAGCGAGACGGATTGCTGAGGGGGAGACCGTGGACAAATGCCGAGGAAAAGAAGACCTATTTCCTGTCGTCTGATCTGATCAAATACCTTAGCAGCAAGAAGTTTGCTGCATACAGTACCAACCAGATATATGAAGCAATCTCGTCAATTGGTGGCAAAACCAAACCAATGAAAGTCAAAGGCAAGCAAATCCGTACTTGGTGGGTGCCTGAGTTCGAGAAGCAAGTGGAAGAGTTTGACCTGCCAGAAATCGAAGAACCATTCGGGCCTGATGGGCCGGAAGAGGAGCCATTTTGAAATGAAACGAGTAGATGAATTCATGGACAGAGATCCAGAATCGGAAGAATGGGTGGATGTAGGAATTGAGGTTGAACTGGTCGGGCGGAATGCTCTGAAGGTCGCGGAAGAGGATCCGATCTTTGACACGGGGGATGAGATCTGGATTCCTTATTCTCAAATAAAGGAGCATGACCGAGATGATTTCATTCCGGGAGCTGTCTATTCGATTGAAGTTCCCCGGTGGCTGGCTGAAGAAAAGGGGTTGATATGAAACTCGGAACGAAGAGTATTCTATTTGGAGCACATCAGTTCATCATTCACCCCATCTGTGTCTTCTTTGCTTGGTGGAAATTGTACGGGTTTCCTTCAGACCCGCGGCTCTGGATTGCATTTGTAATTCACGACTGGGGATATTGGGAATGCCCGAACATGGACGGTGAAGAAGGGGAACTGCACCCATGGTGGGCCGCTGAGAAGATGGGGTATTGGTTCGGACAGAAGTGGCACGAGTTCTGCCTGTATCACAGTCGCTTCCTTGCTAAGCGGCACGGGGTCGGATTCTCCCGACTGTGCGTGGCTGATAAGATGAGCATGTGGATTGAACCTCCCTGGCTGTATCTGCCGCGGGTTATGCTGTCAGGAGAGATCAAAGAATATATGGGGCATGCCCATATCAGACACAAGAAAGAAGGGATCAGCACAGAAACTCGAACTTTATGGTTTACATCCGTTCGTAAATTTGGTAGATATTGGGCATACAGGCACAGAGACCTGAGGCCTGATGAAACAACAAAACTACCTGACTAATCTTCTCGGAGGAAGATATGCCAGAAAATAAGCTCATCCTCGGTCCGCCAGGAACCGGGAAAACAACCACCTTATTAGAAGTCCTTGAAGAAGAAATCCAAGGCGGAACCCCTGTCGACAGAATTGCTTTTGTGTCCTTTACCAAGAAGGGCGCGTATGAAGGCCGGGATCGGATCATGGAGCAGTTTGGCTATAGCCAGAGAGAACTGCCGTGGTTCAGAACCCTGCACAGTATCGCTTTCAAATGGACAGGTGCTTCATCCGATCGGGTTATCCAGCGGGAGCATTATAAGGAGATCGCCAACTTGACAGGATTCCCGTTCAGGGGATTTGTGAATGAGGATGATCCTTACAGTTCGCTTCTCGGGGATACCCTCAACTTTGTCTGCGGATACGCACGGAACATCCGCAAGTCGTTAGAAGAAACCTGGCGACTGATCGGCCGAGATCTGGACTGGATGCAGCTCAAATATTTCAATGATACCTTTGAGGAATACAAACAGAAGTTTGCCCTGATCGATTTCACTGATATGATTGAGCAGTTTGTTCTGGATCGTGACCCGATCCCCGTGGATGTGGCCATCATTGATGAGGCCCAAGACCTGTCAAAGCTACAGTGGGAAATGGTCCGGATTGCTTTTCGGAACTGCCAGCGGATCTATATTGCGGGGGATGATGATCAGGCTATATATCAGTGGTCAGGGGCGGACGTAGATTCCTTCCTGTCCATCCAAGGATCCAAACAGATCCTTGCACAGTCGCACAGAATCCCCAAAACAATTCATCAGGTCGGCCAGTCCGTCTCAAGCAAAATCGTTTCCCGGTATACTAAGGTCTTCAGACCGAAAGAGGAAGCAGGCCACGTGGAGCTGGTTTCCTTTCCGGATCTGTTACAGTTCAATGATGAGTCTTGGCTGCTTCTGGCTCGGAACAGATACCTGCTTGACACATATATTGACGAGGTTCGACTTCAAGGATATCCGTACACAACTAAGTCGGGCGGATCTGTAGACCCGAAAGACAGAGTGGCCATATATACCTATGAAAGACTGCGGAAGGGCAAGCAGGTGCTTGCTGAGGACGCGCAGACGATGTGCAAAGCCCTTGGCCATAAGTTACCATTACCCGACAAGGATCAGATCAGCCACACGGACGTGGGCCTTCATCTGAACCGCCCATGGTTCGACGCGCTGGTTAAGATGCCGCCAGGACGCCGGGCATATTATCAGGCCATCCTCAGGAACGGGGGAAACCTCGCTCGACAGCCGAACATTCATATCGATACTATCCACGGGGTAAAGGGCGGAGAGGCTGACAATGTGGCAGTCATGTCAGATATTTCGTTCAGGACCAAAGAGGGGATGGATCAGAATCCAGACGCAGAACACCGGGTCTTCTATGTGGGAGTAACCCGGGCCCGAAAGAACCTGTTCATCATCAGACCGCAAACCGATTTATACTACCGCTTTTGAAAGGAGAAAGAAATGGAAGACAAAGAGATCCAAGGAATGATCATTTCACTAGGAGAGCACGCGCTGTCCGAGCACAACATCCGGGAGGCCGATGCAAAGGTCCAACTGATGCTAATGGATTTATCCCAGCAAATTCTGGATGAGGTCATTCACCCGTTGGCTGATACAGGGGAACTGTCCCTTGAGGATCCGGATCCGGACGACTGTGAATGCGATGGGGAGATCTTCAACAAAGAGGAAACCCTTTGGATGGAATGCTTTTTGAAGACCCTCGGTACGGATAGCGGATACCTGACCGCGACCAAAAATGCTAACGAGGCTGTTGATGAATTCAACAAACGTTTTGGAGAGACAGATGCCGACGAATAAACCATCAGCCGAGGTACTCAGCACTAAGAAACAGGGCAAGCAAACTGTCGTTCTGATCCGAATCAAGAACTGCTCCCGTTGCGGGAAAAACCACAATTCGCTTGAGTTCAAAGAGTTCAAATCAGGACCTCAGGTCGTCCATGCCGAGCCATATACATCCTGGGCTATGTGCCCTGTCCGACGGGAACCGATCCTTTTGAGCATGTATCTGAACCCGGCAAAAGCAAAACAGGAGCCCAAGTCATATGACCGATGGCTTAAGAAGAAATCCTAATTGGAGGATAAGGCTAATGCTGCCCACAAACTGCAAAGACTGTGGAAGCTCTGATCTGGATGTTCGGGATAACGGACCGCACAAGGAACTGTATTGCAAGGCCTGCGGGAAGTACCAGAAGTTCCTGAACAGAACAGAGCGGAAACTTTGGGAGACTACTCATGGCACAGCAACCAGTTAGAAGTGGCACGGGGATCTGTGACGAATGCGGCGAGGAATGCGAATTCTATATGGAAGACGTGGGGATAGGATCCTATGAATATTGGGGCGCACCCGGGGTTGATGTTCAGTGGGTCGAGATATCATGCTGTTGTGATGCTGATGTAAGCAACCCTGAGTATGATGAACCAGATCCGCCGGACTACCCCGAAGACGATTGGAGGGAAATGCGATGAATATCCATCTGCCATACCAGTCATACACGGCTTCTCTTCGGATCCTGAGCGATGAGGATCTGAGGAAGCAGTGCCGAGATGCTTACACGATCGTCGGGATGTTGACAGGGTTTCAGTTCACGAACCATTTGCCGATCCAGAAGAAGGTCTTCTGGGAGAAATATGCTCAGCACCCGGACGTCCTTTTATGGAAAGGGTATTCTCGCTCACTTACATTCTACTGCAACACAGCTTTGGCCTTGTGGGAAGAGCGAGGGTTCGAACAGAAGATCCCGTACGTGCCCCATATGGGGTATGCAGTGAAACCGCATTTTGTTGGTGATCCTCAGTATCATAAATTTCAACAAAGTCAATTGGTGGCTAAGAACCCGGTCAGGTATGGAACAGTCTTCAAAGATATCCCACCTGATCTGGAACCGTATTATCCGCCGAAACCTAAGAAGGGAGGAAGCACATGACTGAGATGTCAAAATATGTAGTTGGATTCATATTCACCGAGGATGCATCTCGGGTTCTTCTGGTCAAGAAGAATCGGCCTGACTGGCAGGCTGGGAAACTGAACGGGATCGGTGGACATATTGAAGATGGTGAGGAAGGCTGGGAAGCAATCCAGCGGGAGTGCAAAGAGGAAACGGGGCTGGATGATATCCCGTGGCTGAATGCAGCTTGCTTGTCCGGTGTCAATAATGACAGCGGGCTATTTATCTGCCACGTGTATTATGCTTTCACTGATCGGGTGAATGACTTCCAACAGATTGAGGATGAGGTCCTCCGGATCTATTCCGTGGAAGCAATCCCCGAACTGAACACGATCGGCAATCTGCAATACCTGATCCCGTATGGAGTCGGGATCACTAAGGAGCAGTATTACCGACAGGGGCAACATCCATTCATGAACCTCTGCTATTAGGAGGATCTGGATGCCCTGTTCAAAATGCGCTACCTATATAAAGACAATCGAGACCCGGGTTCTACAGCACAAGAATACAAAACGAATTATGATCCGTCGGCGAATCAAATGCTTGGCCTGTGGTCACAAGTACTATACTTTCGAGAGGAGAAATCCGAATAAGACTGAGACTGGCCGCGGGTTCAGAAAGAGCAGAAGTGTCTGGCGACGGATAGACTGGGAGGACTAACCTCGGCTGGCTCCATCCACGAAATTGAACTATATTCTATAATATAATACTGATCGGCCTCGGGAAACCGGGGTCGATTTTTTTTGCACTTTTTTCAAAAAAATGCAAAAAAGGGGTTTACAAACATTTGCAGATGGTGTATAGTGTACTTACAACAATCAAACAGGGAGAAAACAAAATGACCAAAAACGAAATGAAAGAAATGAGAAAAGAGATCAGCCAGCTCACCGATTTCCAACAGACCTACGAAGAACTGTGCAACCGAATTGCTAACGGGGAAGTTCCTGACCGTGAGTGGAAAGGGGTTGCTGATCGGATCAGTTTTCTTAAGGGTCGGGTGGAAACCGGGATTGAGGGCGTGCTGAGAGATTACGGAATCCAGATTGCTTGGAGTTCAAATAGCCAGAAGTTTATAACCATTCCCCAAAATTAGGAGGTTCAAATGCTACATTATGACAGTTCAAACTGCGGTTCAGTAAAGAGAGGGATTCAGATTATAAAGGCTGAGTATATCACAAGCCGCCTGATGGAACGGTTCCAGGATTTCAAAGAGGAATGTGAAGGGGCGGATATTCTGGATGATGCAGATCTTCCTGAGTACCTGATTGAAACCATCGCGACGGCCCTGGAAGAATTGGCCTAACCCAAACTCGGGGGATCTGTTCAGATCCCCCACGGAGGTAACAATGAAAGAATTCACCGTATACTACCGAACAGAACCGACCTTCATGCTAGACAAGAACCTAACCCGCGAGGACGTTCTGTCAGAACGGACACACCGTCAGGTCAAAGAGATCCAGGCAGAAGAATATGGGGACGTGTTCCGCCTGATGCAGGGAGAGGTTTGGAGCCCGATGGGAGAGGCCCGCGAACTGATCCAAGGCCTCGGCCTGAAGCACACGTCCATGTCGGTCGGGGACGTTGTCTGGGATATGGAAACAGACACCGCCTGGCAGTGCGACATGGTCGGCTGGGTAGAGATTACTAACTAACCAAACGGGGTCGGTTTCGGCCGGCCCCAAAATAATGGTTTACAGAATAATTTCTTTGTGGTACAATCTGTTTGAAACAAATCGGAGGAAGGAACATGCTGAAGAAGGAAGTCAAAGTTGGGGCACTGTACGTGGCTAAGGTGAGTGGGCGGTTGACAGCCGTTCGGATTGAAAAACAAATCCGGAAGAATAAGCAAGGCTGGCGAGCAACCAATATGAGGACAGGCAGAGAGATCAGGATCCTGAGCGGTGCCAAACTTCGTCGGGAACTGTCCGAGGATCAAGTCCAAAAAGTCATGGAGATTTACAATGGAACTTAGTGAATGGATGAGCAGACTTCAGATTGGGTCAATTGTGGGAGTAACCCTGAGCAGCACCCGCGGGGATCGGATCTATACGGGCAGGGTCAAACGGCTGACAAAGACCCAGTTCATCGTGCATCAGATCCATCCTGAGGACCCCGAGATCGAGTACAGGTTTCGGCGGTCGGATGGCCGCGAACCAGGGGACACGTGGCACCGGAACAGGATCCAAGAATATGATGAGCAGTTCCAGAAGAGAATCCGATTGAAGAGACTTCGCATACGAGCAGCCCATGCCATTCGGGGTCTGAAGATCCCCAAGACAGAGAAGGGGCTGATGAGATTTATCAAATCCCTAGAACAGGTCAAAGGAGATTAGGAACATGCAACGACGGGACAAAGTTAGGGTTCAGGAGCTGATTGACAAATGGACAGAGCGGGCAGATAAGGCCGAGAACGGATCCGGCCCGGTATATTCCCACTGTGCTCAGGAGCTCCGCAAGCTGCTGGCCGGTCAGCCGACCGAGGCCGATGGATTTCGTCCTCAGAAAAAAGTTTGAACTTTTTTCAAAAAAATGCAAAAAAGGGGTTTACAAACGTTTGCAGATGTGTTATTGTATTCTTAACACAATAACACAAGGGGGAAACAAAATGACCGAGAATAAACTGCAAATAGGAAACAGAGTTAGAATCTACAACGTAAGCCTCGACGAAAACATCGTAACCGTCTCCAGTATAAATGAGGAAGACGGAACTTTCGGTTATGAATTCTCAGAAGAAGACTGCAAAGCTAAGGGGTTGGCCCCGAAGATTTTTGCTGGTAGCTACTGGGGATACATTGATGAGGCCCATATTATTTCTTAAGGAGGAATCCTCATGACCAGCAATCAGATCAGAAATACTAATCCTTCGGAGCTCAGGCAGTATTTGGTGGACCATCCCCCGTATGATTTGGAGGATGGTTCCAGATCAGTAGACAACCCTATCTTTAAGATGTTCTGGATGGGGTTTGACGGCCACAAAAATACAGCCCTGACCAAATTCGGGAAAGCAGCCTTTACGGCAGGACAGGATTTCAAAGCCCGTACCTCGCTACCGGGAGTTCGGTTTGATGGGGTTCAGCCCGACTATGGGGCAAGTTCCCGAGGGTATCTGTTCCAATGGACAATCATCAATGGTGACAGCCCGGCCCATATGGCCACGATCAGCACGGCCACGATCCGGATGCATGAAGTCCTAACTGCTATCAAGAAGACCGAGAGGAGGTTCTCCAGATGAATTACCACTTTGTGAATTCATCAGATGCTATTGAATGGCTCCGCGAGCAGGTTGATTCTGATCTGGACGACACCTCGGTCCGAGCAGACATGACCAGCTATCTGATCATCAGCCACGAAGACAAACTGGGTTTCCTCGTCTATCAGGAAGGCCCCGAATTCGAGGAGGTAGATTACGAGGAAGCAAAGGCCAAATACTTCTAACCCACCCCAACTCCGCCCGTCGTCCTTCCACCCGATCCCCTGCTCCGGCAGGGGATTTCCTTTGCCGGACTTTCTTTCGAACCTTTAGGAAGTAGGCAGGCTCCAATCGCGACTTACCACTTTGTGGTATAACACAGTGTGGTAGGACATGGCTGCACTTTGTGGTACAAAAAAAGTTTGAACTTTTTCAAAAAAAATGCAAAAAAGGGGTTTACAAAGGTTAGGAAATGTGTTATTGTATACTTAACAACAATTCAAAAGGGAGGAAAAAATGACTGACCTAATTCAAGAAATGACAGACCTTTTCAACTCTGAAAACTACAGCCAGATGGATTCCGTCGTTCCTGAGCAAATGAAAAAACTGCTCACCATCTACAGCCGATCAGACTTAGATACTCTGACAACTGAACTGTACGAAGGATATCTTGCTATCGATTCTGCCGAATCCTGTATCCTTCGCGCTGTTCTGATTCAGATCCAGCCTGACATTCACAAACTGATCCAGCTTGTGAAACAGCTAACCGAATCCCAGTCCGAAATTCCGTCTGATCTGACAGAACTCACCCGACAAATCTAACCCCGCAAGCGGGGGATCTGATCTGATCCCCCGCAAACTTTTTTCAAAAAAATGCAAAAAAGGGGTTTACAAACGTTTGCAGATAGTATACAATGCACTCAACAACAATCAAACAGGGAGGAAAAATGAGATACGAAGATCGAAAAAAGGCAATGAGACAGGCTGAGGAACTGATCGAGCGCGCTGCCAAACTGATGAAGTTCGCCACCAAGGGAACTGACTACTCGGCAGAGGGTGAGGCGGTTGCAGCTACCCTGATGAATACTGAAGAACCGATCGGGGAAATTCAGATGGGGCTGGCAATGGAGAATGGGGACATTGGCTAACTTGCTCGGGGGATCTGAACCGATCCCCCAGTTACAAAAGGATGTAATTCAGATTGCATCCTTTTGTAACTCCCAGCAGGAATCGGGACAACCCAAAAACCACAGATCGCTAAATGATTGAAATGATTGCAAATAATAACTCAATAAATCCTGCTAACTTGGCACAGATTTGGCATATATTAAATGGTAACACTAACAACAACCCGGAGGTCAAAAACATGCCATACTACGAACGAGAAGGAAAACTCATCCAGATCAAAATCTTCCGAATCGGCTTCAGCGGACACTGGTATGCAAAGAATGCTAAGGATTCCCTCAGCATCAGCTACCTCGCCCGAGCAAAGACCCGAGTGGAACTGGAAAAGAAACTTACCAAAATGGGTTATGTTCAGTCAATCTAATCCTCAACCGCCCTGCCTTCGGGCAGGGCACCCCAAGGAGGGGAAAATGAATCAGGACCTAATCGAATCCGAAATGATCAAAACAGCCACTCGCAACCTTCAGAAGTCTGGTCGGATCCTATACCCCGAGCAGGCCTCGGTGCAGTTCCCTGAGTTTGATCCTTGTCGGGCAGTTCAGCCCATTGCGGTCGTTCAGATGCCCGCAATCATCAACTGCAAAGAGGTTATCCTGAGCCACTCCATCTGTGATGGGGATTCAATCTACTAACCGACTGGGGATCTGTCCGCAGATCCCCGAAAGGAGAATCAAATGGAACGTGCAATCAATCTTCTGAGACTGGAAATCGCCGACCATATTATCGCAGCCGATAATGAGAAGAAATCCCACAACCGGGAGATCAATGCTCTTCTAAAGGCCATCGACCGTCTGAAAGAGGCCGCGAAGTTAGGCTGAAACTTTTTTGATCTTTTTTCAAAAAAGGGGTTTACAAAGAAATTATTCCGTGATACATTCATTTTAACAGTTCAGATATTCACACTTAAATAAGGAGGTCAACATGACAGCAAGGATCGCAGAACACGGACACGGTACAAGGGTAAGTGAGGCAGCGGTAAGGGCAGTCAAGGAACCTGAGTTCACCGAAACCTGGCGCCCGTACAGCCACGGCAAGGTGCTCGATTGCTTGGGCAAGGCAGTTCAGGACCACGGGCTGGTGGTAACGGATCGGGACTACTCCCTCGCAGCCGATGGGGATAACCTCTTCGGCACATGGGGTCTGGACGGCGGCACGGACAAGATCGGTTGGCAGATCGGCTTCCGCAACTCCATCCGTAAGACTTTCGCGTTGGGAATCACAGCCGGCACGAAGGTCTTCGTCTGTTCTAACATGGCCTTCTCGGGAGAGTTCCTGGAGTTCCGTCGGCACACTGCTCATCTGGATGAGGCCGAGATCCACGAGGTTGCTCATCGGGCAGTCGGCCAGCTCATTTCGAAGATCCAGTATCAGGTGGACTGGCTGGATGAGCTCAATCAGTTCCCCCTGGAATCGGAAGCCTTCAAGGTCCTGACCTATGATGCAATGGACCGCGGGGTCTTCAGCCCGGGGAAATTCCCCCAGTTCTTGGCCTGCCATGATGAGGAGCTGAAGGTCGCGCAGACCGAGGCCCCGACTCTGTACACCTGGCACGGTGCAGCCACCCGGCTGATGAGAGAGACCAGCCTGTGGCAGATTGCTCGCCAGACTGATACCCTTCACGGGGTCGCTGACGACTATATGGTAGCCCTGAAGGCTGCTTAACCCACAATTGACACCAGGGCAGGGTCTTCGGATCCTGCCCACGGAGGTTAGATCAATGGGCGAATGGGAAGAGAAATGCGGTGACCCGATGTGCGAGACCTGCTTTCCTGATGAACAGATCCCCGAACGGGAATATACCGAAATCGAAGAGGCTGGTGTCCATGTCTGTAATGACTGTGGCGCATATGCAGAATCCCCCGAACAGGTTGAGCACCATCTGACCTGCAAGCCGGGCGAGTCCAAACGATGGGAGAAATTCTACGAGGAGAATCCCGATGCGTGACCCTATCCGAGCAGAGGTTGTTGAGGATCGAGACGGCACGTGGCTGAAACTGATCCACAATGAAAACCATTCCATCTCATATCAGATGCATCACCCAATCGAGGATGCTCTGACGATTGTCCAGGTCCTTCAGGATTTTCTGGATAAGGAGCTAACAGGATGATACGGCAATTCATATGCAACGCGGGTAAAGTTTTGGTAGGTGCAACACTTGGGGCGAGTATGCTGATTCTGATCGCGGACTCATTCCCCACTATGCCCTGCTTCCTCATTTGGCTAGTTCTGTTCTTTATTATGATATGCTGGATGGCCAAGCAGATCCAGCGGGAGAATGAGGCCAAAGACAATGACTGAAGAACGGCGGTTCATCTTCGATCCCCAGTTCCATCACTTCTGCAAGTTCTGTGGATTTCCTCATTATGATTGGAAAGAGGACAACTGTCCGATCTGCCATCACCGAAAGGAGGATATGAAAGTGGGTAACTTCAAATGCCCGAAGCATCCTGAATATAACTTCTGGGAGCATATCAAGTCCTGCCCGATCTGTGCAGGGATTCAGTACGCGAAGGACAATCCCCCGAAGACAATCACGGCCGAGGATCTGGCCAACCGGGAAGCATCAGATGTGCCCCTGATCTTCAGTTATAGCAACCCGAACGCAGGGAAACGGGATCGGAAACCCAGAGGACCCGTTGCAAACAAACGGCCACCACGGAAGCAGCCGACCGGGCCCAAGAAGAAGACCAAGACAGCCCTACTCCGAGAGGCCTTTGCAGAACAGCCCACATGGGCTCAGGATGATCTGCTAACGAAGACCGGATACGATGCTCGTAATCTGAACACGGCTCTAGCCATAATGAGAAACCCCAAACGGACAAAGCCCGATCTGATCCTCGAAGTCAAGTTCGACCGGGCTGCAAAAACCTATACCCTTCAGGAGGGAAAGTGACCACTTACAATCCGAAAGAATACTGGGAAGCGCGGGGGAAGTCCTACCGCGGAGAAACCCATGATATTGAACTGGACTACCTGTCCGCCTTGCTGCAAACGGAACCTCTCCGAAAGATTTGCGAGGTGGGGTCTGGCTATGGTCGGATCTATTCAGCCCTAGAGAAGAAAGGTTTGCTGTTCCGCGCTCGGCTGACCATGTATGACTTTGTGGAATCCATGCGAACGTGCTGTCTAGCTGCAACAGGGCAACGGCCAAATGGATGGGACGGCCACCAGATCCCTGAAGCAGAGGGGGCATTTGATCTGGTTATCTCTTCATATGTCCTTCTGCATGTTCCTCCTCAGGACCTGGCCGGGATCTTTGCAGAGCACGTTCGGATTTCCAACGGGCTGATCTTCCTAACTTCATCAGTCGGAATCGAAGGACGGGTTCCGTCGAAGCATTGCTTTTATCATGATTACAATTCCTTCTTTTCTGATCACAGTCTTCGGGTCGAGTTACATGCAAAATATGGCCCCGAGGATCAGATAGCGACCTGGATCCTGTCGAAATAGTAAAGGGTTCAAAAAACAGAATATCGTGAACTGTGCATATTGCTAATGATTATAAGGGCTTATGCAAATCTGCGATTTTTCGGTTCAAATACGTGAATTTCGCAAAATCCGCATAAGTCCTTATGATCATTGCAAATATTCGTTTCCTACAAAAATGTGATTCATATACGTGAATTTTCAGGCCTACCTGCTACCCATCCCCTGATCCCCAAAGAAACACATAGCCTGCTAACATCTTAGAATCATTGCGAATATTTGCATCGAAAAAAGTTTCGCAGTTTTCTCCTTTTTGGCACAGGTTTGGCAGTATACTATTGCTAGATCATGAGACAAAACAAACCACATACACAACACAGAAAGGAGATCAAAATGACCGTTCACATCAATAAGGAAACAGGGGCAATCGAGAGCAATGACAATAACCAGGATCACGTGGCCGTAGTGAACAGCGCAGAGGAACTCTGCAAGGCTCTGTCCATCCCGACCCTCCGTAAGCTGAAGAAGGTCCTCGGTAATAAGGTGGGAGCTGCCAATATGAAGAAGGCAGAGCTTGCTCAGATGCTCTGGGATGAGATGGAATCTGTCCCGACCCTCGAGGAAGAGGATGAGAACACTGTGGCACCGGATACCAAACCGGAAGACCTGATCCCTGAAACCCCGAAGGCTGATGAGGCCCCAAAGGCGGATGATAAGCCTGTCCGTATTACTAAGGCCTCGTTGCTCAGATCCGCCTTTGATGAGAAGGTGGTCTGGACTCGGGATGAGCTTCTGAAGCGGACCGGTTATGATAAGAATAACCTGACCGTGGCCCTAGCCATCCTTCGGAACCCCAAACGGACCAAAGAGGATCAGATCCTTCGGGTGAAGTATGATCGGGTCTCGAAGACCTATCTGCTGGTTGACTGATCCCAGCCAGCCCCATCAGGGTCACCCGAAAGGGTGGCCCTAATTTTTTTTCAAAAAATGCAAAAAAGGGGTTTACAAACATTCGTACTGATGATATATTCTTTCTTAACAATCAAACATCAACCCAACAGCCAGGAGGAAAATATGTCAACCGTACACAATCCCAAAAATTTCGAACCCCGAGACTACCGCGTTATTGAGTATTTCGACAACCATCCGCCCGAGTACTACTTCGGAATGGATATGGATCACTTCGCGCACATGGTAGAACAGTGGAAGGCTGATCTGGAGAGGGTTTATGGTCCAGACTTCCGCAGCAAAATCCACCGCTGCGTGCACTGCGGTCAGGGCAATGTTCGGTATATCGTGGCCTGTGAGCACATCCCCTCAGGTGAGGTCGTTACCTTCGGCGATGTATGCGTGAACAGATTAGGCTTCGCGAATGCCAGCGAGTTCAAATCCAAGCACATCAGAACCCGCGCCAACCTAGAGAGGCAGGCCAAGAAAAATGCCGAGGCCCGGCAGAAGATCATGGACGAGAACCCGGGGCTAGAGGCTGCTATAAAATGCTTGGATGAGCACAAGGACAGCACCCATATGCGGAACACCTTCGCACGGGATATCCAGGCCAAGTTCTTCCGCTATCACAAACTGTCCGAACGGCAGATCACCGCATTCGTTCAGGCCGTTGCCCGGGATCACGAGTACGAGGCCAAACGGCAGGCCGAGGACAATGAGGAAAAAGGACCAGCCCCAGAAGGTCGGGTCGAGGTCAAGGGAGAGGTCCTCTCAGTCAAATGGCGCGACAACGATTTCGGCGGCTCCCTGAAGATGCTGGTCAAACTGGCTAACAACAGCAAGGTATGGTGCACGGCTCCTAACTACGGCGAAGGGATTGACCGCGGGATCAAAATCCATTTCCGCGCAACCTTCTCCGTCAGCAAAGATGATCCTCATTTCGCTTTCGGATCCAGACCTCACCTGATCGGGATCGAGGACGCAGCCGAAGAATCCTGCCAGGCTGCTTAAGCCCACAATTAGCTGATCCCCTGCTACGGCGGGGGATCGGCAAAAACCTAATTGGAGGATACCCATGGGACTCGGCACGAATCGGGACTACAAAACCCACGATAGACGGATCAGGCACAACCTGAGGATCCACAAGGAACTGATGGACCAGCTGATGGCAGAAGGGATGGACAGAGAGGCCGCGAGCGATAAGGCCTTCCGGGATCTGAAGGACCAGGGCAAATTCAAGTAGTGCAAACTTTTTTCAAAAAAATGCAAAAAAGGGGTTTACAAATGTTTGCAGGTGTGTTATTGTACACTTAACACAATAACACAGGGGGAAACAAAATGACCAACCAACAAGAAGAGAAAATTCTGGACATCATGATTCAGGTAGAAGAGCTCGCAGGTGAGGTAATTGAATACCGCGGCGGGCGGAACCAGATGGGGGAAGATACAGTTCACGCCATCGCAAGTTTTGCAGATCATGATGCAGCCTGTAATGCTTTTGATTCTGGTCTGGAGCTCGGGACTGGATTTGCTTATGTAGAAACCCATACCATTATCATTCAGGCCGTAGCATAGGGGAGATCAGAATGGCTAATGCAGCTAACAACGGTGGGAAATGGATCAGGCCTAAAAAACGGAAAGCTATTTATGTCCGCGATGATCTGGCCTGTGTATACTGCGGAAAGGGGATTGAGGATGGAATCATCTTCACCCTCGACCATCTGATCCCCCAGGAGCTCGGCGGATCCAATCACGAGTCTAATCTGGTCACCGCTTGCAAGACCTGCAACAGCCAAAAAGGATCCAAGACCATCCGGCAGTTCTTCGCATATCTGAGGAAGCGCGGGGTGGCCACTGATAAGATCGGGCGGAGAATCCGCCGCAACACAAAGAGGAGGTTAGTCAAATGAGTATCGCCGGGGATCAGTACTATCACTTCTTAGAAGGCCTGATGAAGAAACAGGTTCGTCTTTACCCTGATGCATGCGACCTCGGGGTCAAGGTCAATCCTCAGATGAAAGCCCGCGTCGGTTGGGCTGTCAATGGTCTGAAGGGTATTTATAAGGTGCAAGAAGAACAGACCTGGAGCACGGGGAAATCCATCGCATTCCAGATCCCGTTCGAGCAGGATGAGGGACGATATCAGGGCGTGATTCTTCGGGTGATCTTCAGCATTGACCGGATTAGGAAGTTCCAATCTGTCTCTATTGAGCTGTCCCGTTTCAGCTCCAGCGAGTCCGGGTTTCTGTCAGCCTAAAACTTTTTTGCAAAAAATGCAAAAAAGGGGTTTACAAAAAGATTTCTCTGTGATATAATCTTTCTAAACACAATGAGAAAGGGGATACACAATGTCAACTGAAATGAGAAACTCCGAAAACCAAACAGTCGCCGTCAGGCGCTGCACAGGCCGAGGCCAGATGGAAGTTGAGGTCATGGTCTCTGAAGAGGAATGGCAGTCAATGACAGTCGTCTGGGATGAGGGCGGAAACAGAGTCTGGCGGAGAGAATTAGAAATGACCTGTTCGGTCAGGCATCGGACCACTGAGGATCAGATGGCAGCATTAAGAGAAATGGAAGCCTGGTGCGAGTCCCACAGTGAGTGGGGTTCTGAGGTTTCCTTAGCTCAGAATGTTATGGAAGAAATGAGACAGGATGTTCGGAACTCCTGGAGAACCGTCTAAGCTAATTGGAGGATACCCTGATGAGAGACAACAAGAAATTGATCAGTCGGCTGGAGAAGATCTACAATTTGGCAACTCGCGGGATCGGTGGTGAGAAGGAAACTGCCGGCCGGAAATTGGCAGAACTGATGGCCGCTCACAACATGACCATCGAGGAGCTCCGAGAGGTGATTGAGCAGGAGCAATATTACGAGTTCCCATACTTTGACAAAATGGAGAAATCCCTTTTGATCCAGGTCTATTGCAAAGTCCTGAACTGTAATAGCATGGAGTTCCGGGCAAACAGAGACCGCAAGAGGCGGATCAGGATCAAATTGACCCCGAGTCAGTATAAGGAAATCAGCCAGCGATACACGCTCTTGAAGAAGGCCCTCCGGGTTCAGCTTAAAGAGGTCATGGAAATGACCCAGCAAGCATTCTTCTCGAAGAACAATTTGTTCGGTGATCCGGATCCTGATGCAGAGACTCAAGACCCGGGATTTGATATGGATGTCTTCTCCCAGATTTACAACTCGATGTGGGCCGTGGCGGATCCTAACGCAAGGAAAATATCCAATGGATAAGAAACTACTCAGCAAGCTCGGCAAGGTCTATAAGCTTGCTGCAATGGGTCACGAGGGCGAGCAAGAGTCTGCAAAGGCTCTGCTCGTCCGACTGATGGACAAGCACGGGGTCACGATTGATCAGGTTAGGCTGGCCGTTGAAGATGAGGAGACATTCATCTTCCCGTATTCTACCCCGTTCGAGAAGCTCCTTCTGGTTCAGATCTATTGCAGCGAGTTTGACACATTCAATATGCCGCACCAGTCCCATGAAAAGGACGGCCAGATGGTTGTCCTTGTCCAGTTGAACCCTAAGGAAGGGGAAACCCTCCAGAGGAAATTCGACCTGCTTAAAACGGCTCTGAGCGCGGAACTGGATAAAACAGCCCGTGCAACCTTTGCAGCCTTCCTCAACATAAACCATTTATTCGGTCCGGATGCGCCTGATGCTAAACCGACTCAGCCCGACTACAGCCAAGGCCTTTATGAGGAGCTGATGGCCGGCATGTCCCCCGTGGCAGATCCCCAAGCCCCGAAACTGAAGTGGTGGGAAATTATCGAAAGATTTGAAAAAAGATGAAAAAAGGGGTTTACAAACGTTTGCAGGTGTGGTAGAGTACACTTAACACAATCAAACAAGGGGGAAACTAAATGATAAGTTCAGACGCCGAATTCGAAATTTCAGAATACATCAAACACTGTGGGCCAGACGGAGATCCTCAGGAAATCCGCAAGGCCATTCTGAAGCATCACCCGGAACTGGAGAATGAGAATTGGTCGGATCTGGACAAAGCCATTGCTCGCCGTCAGGCGGATTTTATCTAAGGGGGAACCATGACCGAGTTCATCTGTCCGAATCAGGAGAAAGAGGAAGATCAGATTACCGTCCTCGAATGCGCATACAGGCAATACTACCATCGGGAGTCTAAGGGTAATGTCTGGCCATGTGTCGAGGACTGCACGAAGAAGACTGATCGGGAGTTCGTGCCTGATGATTTCAACTGTCCCTTCCATGGATGGTTGGTCAACAAACGATGGTGCTTCTTCAAGGCAGAGACGGACGTATACTGCCGTAATTGCGTGAAAAATAACAAAGAAATACGGAAAAATTTATTTACAAGGCGCTTGAAAGGTGATATAGTACTCAGCGTGGAAGATCAGGAAGCTTTCATCAAATCTAACTTCGGGTCATCGAGACCCAACACTAAAAGGAGGCCCACCATGGCTAAGAGATTTATCATTGACACAAACGAAATGACACTGAAGGAAACCGTGAACAGCGCGAAGGCCGCAAAAGAGATCTGCGCCGACGATGTTTACATGGAAATCGCGAAAGAGGAAGACCTCGCTGAACTGTCCGTCGGGGATCTGAAACGCCTGAAGAAGGCCCTCGAACTGGACGGCCCCGGGAAGAACAAAGGGGAGCTGACCAGCACCATCTTCGAGGGGCTGAAGGCCCTCGGCAAACCGGCACCGCGGATTACCAAGTCCAGTCTCCTGAAGTCCGCCTTCGATGAGAAGCCTGTCTGGAAGCAGGAAGAGCTCATTGAGCGGACCGGGTATGATGCCAAGAATCTGGTCACCGCCTGTGCCATTCTCCGGAACGCCAAGCGAACCAAGCCGGAGAACATGATCGACATTCAGTTCAACCGGAAGGATAAGACCTACTCCGTGGCAACGGGGGACGAGGCCTAAGATGATCATCTTCGAAGGCCCGGACGGTTCAGGGAAGAGTTATCTGGTGCAGTACCTACTCGAAAAAGCCCCAGATAGCTTCTCCCTGTTTCCGACCCAGGGACCACCGAAATCGAGGGCGGATTTGCTCTGCCGTATGGACTCCGTCCTGGATCTGCAACAGCCCGGGAAAGAGACCCTTGTGGATCGGTTCGCACTCTTTTCCGAGCAGGTATATGGTCCCATTGTCCGCGATGGCTGTCTCCTATCAGATGAGGATATCCAGTCCTTTACTGGTCGGCTACTCAAAGAGGATCCTCTCATCGTCTTCTGTCGTCCATCAATCAAGACGATCACGGGGCACCTTATAACAGCCAAAGCACACAAACTGCCCGACCATGTGGAGAAGGTTCAGGCTCAGCGACTGCGTCTCATCTACCAGTACGACCGGGTGATGATGAGGATGGTCCGATCGGGTTTGAATATTCTCTGGTTCAATCGGGATACCATGCCAACGGAGGAATTGCACGATGTGTGGATTAGCCCTATGTATCGGAAAAAACCATGAAGAAAATCTACTCACCCTGATCAACCACATGACCCATCGGGGGATCAGGTCGCGGGCCGAACATTTCGCGACCTATTCCCTGGGGCACGTCCGCCTGCCTATTCAAGGATTGGATCCTGAGTTTGACCAACCGTTTCGGGATCAGACCTTATTCGTCGGAGAGATATTCAACTACAAAACGTTCGGGGACTATTCCTCAGATATCGAGGCCGTCCACGATCTGATGATGGGCAGGATTCCCATCCAGAGTTTTGAGTGGTTTGATGGCTTCTGGTCTATTGTGCATATAGACGGCCATCGCAGAATCACGGGCAAGCGCGCCCATATCTTCACTGACCATCTTGCAAAGAAACCCCTATACATTATGGTGGCCGAGGAATCTGTAGCAATCTGCTCGGAGATTCTCCCACTGATGCTGCTCCTTGATGAGCTGGAATGGGATCAGCACAATATGTCGGCCACTGCTAAATGGGGCTATCACCCAGCCGAGACCACCCCGTTCAAAAACATAATGAAGATCCCAGCGAACTGCCATATGATCCTGAATATGGAGAACCTGCAAGTCGAGCATATCCTCAGGCAGAATCTCCAATGGCCACGGCAACCTACCCGGGAGCTCAGAACAGCCATTGAGGAAGCAGTCAAGAATCGGCTGGTATCAGATGTGCCAGTCTCCTTATTAGTATCAGGAGGACTGGACAGCACAATCGTGTATTACCTCACCCGAGAATTCTCCAACCAACCCCTGACCGTGTTCCACGTGGACAACGACGAGGCTGAGTGGCTGAACTACATTGACTTCTCAGGTGTGGAACTGAAGCAGATTGAACTCGAGGGGGATGATCTGCTCGGGGCATTGGCTGCAAACCAGACACCAGTCGACCTTGGATCCATGCTCCCCCAATATCTGTTAGGTCGGGCAATCAGGAAGGAAGGATTCGACGTAGCAATCTCAGGTGATGGGGCTGATGAGCTGTTCGGCGGATACCGTCGTATAGCGCAGTATGACAGCCAATACACGGACATCTTTGATGAACTGGTATATTACCATTTGCCCCGGTTGGATCGGCTGATGATGGCCAGTACCGTGGAGCTCAGGAGCCCGTTCTTAGCCCCGGATGTCGTGAATAACGCCCTACAGATCCCTTACGAGAGGCGTATGAACAAGCGAATCCTGAAGAAGACCTTTGCAGATATTGTCCCCCAAGCTATACAAGCACGGAAGAAAGAAGCCCTGAAGATCCCAGCCATCCGTCAGGACAAAATGAGCTGGCGGCTACACTTAATCAACCAATTCAAAGGATTAGCGGAGGAAATGTACTATGAACATCAACGATGTAACTGATGAAGACATTCTGGACTTCCTCGGGGATACAGATATGCTCGAGGCTATCTTCGATCGGCAGAAAGAACTCATGGAAAAGTACCATCCGATTGAGGCTGCAAATGACCTACTCCTTTCGCCCGATGTGCCTGTTGATCTGGACTCGGCCAAGGGTCAGGCCCGACTGAAAGACTTCGCCTGGAGAGTGACCGAGGAGCTCGGCGAAGCCATGAACTGCCTGAAGAACAAACCCTGGAAACAGACACAGATGCTCACCGACCGGGATCACTTCTATGAAGAGCTGGCAGATGCACTTCACTTCATGGTCGAACTGTTTATCCTGTCCGGTCTGGATGCGAAGGATGTGGCCATGCTGTATCTGAAGAAATCCCTCGTCAACAAATTCCGCCAGCGGTCCGAGTACTAATATGCGAGTTCAAGCTTGGGTAAAGATCCAGGGCAGTGAACCACTCCCGGTTTATAAGGGATCGGAATTGCTGTCCTGGCTTTTGGTCGGGATCATGGATGAGCATTCCCCTGAAGAAGTATTGAAGGAGAATATACTCAAAGCTATTTCCTTGGCCGGTGAGGTTGATTACCGAAAGCGGAAACTAGCGGACTTCGTCGAGAGACTGCACGGCATGGAATCCCTGCTCGAGTTTTGCTGCAACAATATCCTATCCGCAGAAGGGATGCCCCTGCTTTTCGGCTTCTCTGTAATCGTGCCGATCGGGAAGGGTGACACAGGATACAACCCCGAACGAAAACGCATATCCACAAGACATTACGATAAGGAGGAATTATGAAGTATGAGATTGAGACTGTTGAAGTAAAGCCCCTCAAACGGACGCCAAAGGATTATCACTGCAACTGTGACTTCTGCAAGCCCAAGACATTCCGCGGCGTCCTGATCCGTCCTGATGGAACCCCGTATAGCAAACTGGAGCGCCGGCAGTATTACAACAAACAGGCCGACCTCGCCCATATTGCCAAGACTCCTCTCCATGTTGCCCGCTGGTGCATTCAGGAATTTTCCAAACCGAAAGACTGGGTGCTTGATCCCACAATTGGCGTCGGGACAACAGCCGTCGAAGCCATGATGCTGGGCAGGTGTGCAGCCGGTGTTGAACTGGAGTTTGCCGAGTATGCTCAGGCAAATGTGAACTATGTCTGGAAGGAGCAGGGACTCCCCAAGTCCATTCAGTGGAACATCGTGGATGGAGACGCACGGGATATCCGCAAGCATCTCGGTCGCAGGAAGTTCGGCCTAATTGTAAACAATCCCCCGTACTCCGGGGATCAGCATCAAAAGATCTTCGGGAAACCCAGCACCGCGTTCTATTTGCAACAGAAGGGTCTCGGCCGGATGAAGGAAACTCCACAATATTGGGACGACATTCGGCAGATCTATGAGGACAGCTTGGGCATGCTGAAGGCTGGCGGGCATTTCTGCATCGGCGTGAAGGACATGGTTCAGAACAAAGCCCCGTACCTGCTCCATAAGATGTACGGGGAGATTCTTCTCGGCCTCGGGATGGAGTTCGTTTGTATGGCGCTCCTGCCCCATTATCCGCCGACCCTGTTCATGAACACATACAACAAACGGTTTCCGGATCTGGATATCAAAGTTCCGGCATACCAAACCATTTTGGTATTCAGGAAGGAGAAATAGTTATGAGGGCAATTGGACTAACATCAGGGATCGGCTCGATGCTGATCGGAGCCCGAGCGGCAGGATTTACTGTCCTCGGAAATATTGAATGGCGTCCATACTACCATTGGCAGGACGACCAAGGCCGGAACACATTCACCGAGAATTTCCCCGGAGCATTCCTCGTCCATAAGATAGATGAACTGGATGAGAAACAGATCCGTGCTCTTCGGGGGAAGATAGATCTGGCCATGGGTCATCCCGAGTGTGGATCCTATTCCAACCTCAGGCCGAACAAGACGGCTAAGCTGAAAGACCCGGGAGATATTCCGCTATTTTGTGAACTGGTCAATCGCCTGAAGCCACGGTTCTTCGTTCAGGACAACCTTCCGAAGTCACTGATCGGCTGGACAATTCAGCAATGGAAAGAGGCCCTGCCCGACTACGATTTGTTCCCCGAATGGATTTCGAATTACCATTACGGCAATTCGCAGTTCTTCCGTCGGCGGTTCTTCATGATCGGTGCACTGAAGAAGGAAAAGTTCGTTTTTGTCCCGGGGGAATTTGAGCACATTACCCATTTGCGGCATATGCTCAAAGGACTACCTCCGAAGAGGGACATCAAAAAGATCAATCACGTGCATGTGAAGGATAAGGATCGGCTGCACGGGTTCAGCCCACACAATTTCGCTGAGACCCGAGACAAGGAGGTTGTGACCCTGGGCGACTTCAAAGAGGTCATCAGGGATTATCCTTCAAAGCGGAACTTTCAGTACTACAACAAGCAGGGTGTCCAGCATTTCAAACCCGGCTATTCGAAGATCTGTCTGGACAATACCTGCCCCGTTATGACCGGCGGGGGATCTGCTCTCGATAACCACTACAGAGAGGACACGTTGAATCCCCTGACCATGCGGGAACGGGCAAGGATCCAAGGATGCCCGGATGATTTCATTTTCTATCCGCTGGATTACCTGAGGGACTTCAAAACCTATTCGGCTGTCTATAAGCAGATCGGCAAATTCATGCCGGTTCAGTTCTGCACGTATGTGGCTGAACTTATTGCAGCCCATATCGCGGGGAAACCCGTTGTGGAAACCCGGGAGAAGCTCTTCAATCAGCGGGTCATCAACCCGAATCCCTATATCGATGAGGCGAAGAAATGGTATTGTGAGACCCACGGATACAAACCCAAGGCACGGCAAAAGCTCATCTGTCAAACTTGCTGGTTGCCTTGTAAGAGGTAGCTCGGACTGGTTCTCGCCGCCAACCAGATCCGAGTTCGGGCGCCTGGCCAGACTACCTCCCTGGTCGGGCGTCCTTTTTTGAAAAATGGTTTACAGAATAATTTCTTTATGGTATAAAGAACCCATGGAAACTGAGCAAGAAATATACTGTGCAGAATGCGGGACAAATCTCACAAACTGCCGATCCATGTGGAAATTAGATAATGGCGACCATGTATGTACCGTGAAATGCTATCGTCTTTATATGAAGTCGTTTTGCAAGTTATATCTTAACCCTCAGAAAGTCAAAAAGGAGGCATGAATGAGGATTTATCAGAACACGTTAGAAATGGTGAAAGAGGTCGAGCGGGATCTGTTTGAAATGGGGATCAGATACCAAACGGCCACGGTTCAGGATCAGGAGGTTGCGGATAACCCAGACTTCCAGACCATCGAGCTTTTCGGGTACGCATACACACTTACCAAATATGAAGACCTGTCCGAGCTCATTCAGTACCTCAATTTGAATGCTGCTTGGCTGAAGGCCGAAGAGCGAGAACGGCTGGGCGGTCTGTTCGGAATGCCGGTCGGGGCAACCCTGAACCCCGGCACAGCTTGGAAAGAGAACAAGCAATTGTGGGAACCTTTCCTTCGTGACGGCAAGTTCTCCTATTCATACGCGGAGCGGTGGCAAGAACAGATCAGCTATGTCGTAAATGAACTCCGACTTCGGCCGAACTCCCGGCAGGCCATCATGACCATGTATGATCGGCACCAGGATATGATGAACTGGGGCGGACGTGACAGAGTTCCGTGCAGTTTGACCTACCAGTTCATGATTCGGGCAAACAAGCTGCATCTGATCTACAACCAGCGATCCTGTGATTTCATCAAGTTCTTCGGCGCGGACGTTTTCCTTACAATCCAACTGATGAAGCACATTGCAGAAGAACTCCGTATCGAAGCGGGGAACTTCACTCACTTTCTTGGATCTTTGCATGCATTCCACGGGGATCTGAAGGACAGGAATATCTTCTAATGAAACCCAGACTGGACCAATATGAATACTTTATGGAGCTGGCCAAGTTGGTTGCACAGCGATCCACTTGCCTGACCCGGAAAGTCGGTTGTGTCCTCGTCAATGAGCGGAACCATATCAAGGCAACGGGGTATAACGGTATTCCAGCCGGGATGCCCCACTGCACTGAAGCATCGTGCCCGAGGATCGGCAGAAGTGGACAGGATCTTGATAAATGCGTGGCCGTACATGCTGAGGTAAATGCTGTATTGCAATGCCAGGATCCTTACAGCATACAAATGGCCTTCATTACAACGGCCCCTTGCCTTATCTGTACGGCCATGCTCCTCAACACTTCATGCACGATCCTTGTCTTTGATGAGGATTACCCGACAGAAGGAAAGGATTTATGGAAATCTCAAGGTCGACTGTGGATGCCTTTCAGCAACCTTTATTCCAGCCCAAATCAGATTGGGAAATTCCGGAACAGCTCCCCCGACTCGGAGACGCAAGAGCTATTGGGCTGGATATCGAGACCCGAGACAAAGACCTGACAACAAAAGGACCTGGTGTCCGTCGGGAGGGGAACTATATTCTCGGGATTTCGATCGCGGTTCCTGAAGGACAGACATGGTATTTGCCATTCGGCCATTTTGAGGGTCCGCAGTTCAATAAGAAAGTGGTCCTCAAATGGGCCCGGCAAGAACTGTGCAGACCCAACCAACCTAAGATCGGGGCAAACCTGCTCTATGACCTTGACTGGTTATATGCAGAGGGCGTGCCTGTTGCAGGTCCATTTTATGACGTCCAAGTGGCAGAACCCCTGATTGATGAGAACAAACGGGTCTATTCCCTCGACAGTTTATGCCAGGAGTATTTGGGTGAAACTAAAAATGAAGACCTGATCGAGGAAGCGACCCGGCCCTTCAGAAAGAGCAAGAAATCCAAGCCCCAAGAACACCTCTGGAAACTCCCCTCGAACATTGTCGGCCCATATGCCGAGTCTGATGCTATCCAACCGATTCAGATCTTTCTCAAGCAATGGGATAAAATGCAACGTGAAGGGCTGATAGATCTGTTCAAAATGGAATCTGCCTTAATACCTATCTTGCTCGGAATGAGACAGCGTGGCGTCCGTGTAGACATGCAGAAATTGCATGTGGCCATTGACAGAAAGGAGCAGGAACTTAAGCGCCTGAGCCACCAATTAACGAAGTTCGATATTGACCCGTGGGCAAACCAGTCCATTGGCCGCTATTTCAAAAAGCAAGGCTGGGATTATCCAAGGACCAAGACAGGTCAACCATCCTTCCAACAAACATGGCTCGAGCGGCACGGATCTGATGTCACAAAGCTAATTGTGGACTATCGGAAGGTCGACAAATTCATCGGTACTTTCCTTCGAGGATCCTTGCTTGACCAGGTAATCGGGGATCGGATCCACTGCCAGTTCAACCAGCTCAAGGGAGACGAGGGTGGGACGGTGACTGGCCGTTTCAGTTCTTCCAATCCTAACTTGCAGTTTATCCCTGGCCGAGATCCTGAGCTCGGTCCTCTGTGCAGATCCATCTTCATTCCTGATGAAGGGGAACTGTGGGGCAGGGCTGACTATTCTCAGATTGAGATTCGGGTCTTGGCCCATTTTGCTATCGGGGAAGGAGCAGATGATATTCGGGAAGCATTCAAGAATGACCGGGCCCTCGATTATCATCAGTGGTGCGCAGACACCGCGGGGATCAGCCGGAAGGCTGCGAAGACTATTAACTTCGGGATCATATATGGCATGGGAGCTGCAAAGCTGGCTGTTTCCCTCGGGATTCCCAAGGATGAGGCCGAGAGCTTCATCAGAATGTACTATGAGAAGCTCCCCTTCCTGAAGCGAACTTTGAATACGGCCTCATCTCAGGCAATGAAGAAAGGATATGTCCGAACTATCCTCGGTCGGAAACGAAGGTTTGATCTGTGGGAGCCAAACAAGTTTGATCTGGCCAAAGAGGTAACGGCCATGAAAGACAAACAAAAGATGCTGGAAATTACCAAGAAGATGGGCGGTTGGGGAGTTCAGCGGGCCGGCTGTTATAAGGCCTTCAATGCTATCGATCAGGGCAGCGCAGCCGATATCATGAAGCAGGCCATGGTTGATATTGCTGAAGCAGGGATATTTGACGAGCTTGGATTTCCTCTTCTGACAGTCCACGATGAATTGGATTGGTCGGTTCCTAACACGCCCGCAGGAAAAGAGGCCTTTGCAGAATCGGCCCGACTGATGGAACGAGCAATCCCCCTGAAGCTTCCCGTTGTCGTGGATCCTGACACGGGAAGAGATTGGAGTGATGTAAAATGAATGAATCTGGTTTTTGGAGATATCTGTATAATCGAATGAAGCCTGTTTGGATTGCTGAACGAATTGAGAACCTAGTTGATGAAGGGACGCCGGATGTATACTTCACAACTACCGTGAATGGATCCATGGGCTGGATCGAGCTAAAGTATGCTCACAGATGGCCAAAGCGTCCAACTACTCCGCTTAGGCTAGACCATTTCACCCCGGCCCAAAAAGGCTGGCTGAAGAGGCACGGGATGGCTGGAGCAAATGTGTTTGTTCTGCTTCAGGTAGATCGGGAGTATTTCATCTTCGATTACCTTTGTCACGGATTCCTCGGGGAGGTTCCCCGATCGGGACTAATCGAGAATGCTGTTCAACACTGGTCGAGGTCGATCCCTGTTACGGAACTGGTTGAGATCCTGGACCGCAAAAACAAAAGGAGAATAATATGAAACGGATGCTAGTAGTATTAACTTTGATCGGCCTGCTCTTTTGGTGCGGGATCAGTCAAGCAGAACCCCTCGACGCACTGAAGGCCAAGTTGACCGCTATTCAACAAATGGATCAGTACCTCGGAGAGGAGAATGAGCACTTGGCTGTCATTCTGGTTCAACTGAGGAACCGGCAGGCCTTGCTGCAACTTCGGTCGAAACAGCTTCGTCAACAGATGCAGGAGACCCAAGCTGCAATTGCTACAGAGCAGAAGCGGCTAGCTGATGAAGAAGCCGAGGCAAAGGAGAAAGAGGAAGGTCAACCAAGTGGCAAGAAACGCCGCAAAAAGTAACGTGTGCCGGGCAGGGGTGTCCAACCCCTGAAACACCCCTGCCGGGCTCCCCCACGTACGCACCCTGCCCGCCCGAGAGAATACCCATACTGATATATCCCCCAAACAGAACGGTGCCTAGATCGGCTCTGAACGCGGCCAGATCACCCATAATCCGACGCGCTCAGAGCCGTTTTAAGGGCCTCAAGGCCCTTGGCCGTGTATACCCATGGGAAAAGGTTAGAAACTGTCGCTTGCACGGGCTGGCGTAGCCCGCTAGGGACAGGATCCAGACCTTAATCATCGGAATCTTGCTTAATGGTATCCACCCCGGATCCGACCACAAGCGAGGTCCTGTTGACCAGGGATTCGGCCAATCGTTCAGGCAAACCTGGCCGGCCCTGATTATCCACGGTTGCTCCAGTAATTCCATTCGCATCCGCCGTGAATGTGACCTTTGAATCCGACTTGGATACAATTTCTGCTTTCTTCTTGTCCTCGCTTAGTTCAATTGTGGTCGTGGTCATCCCCAGCTTGGCCAGCCCGATCCTCTTGGCTGTTCCACACCCCGAGAATACGAGGACAGTTATCATCAAAAATCCTGGCAGTAGTTTCATCTTCATACTCCTTTCATTATGACCGTGGGCCGAGCTGCAAATGAAGCAAACAGATGCACACCCCAGAAGACCCACATGGCTCGAAGTCCTGACATTCCATCCTTCAAGCAATCCTTCTGAAGTTCCAAATCTGCAATGATCCGGCCTGTGTGAGGAAGCAGACCTAATCGGAATAGCTCATACTTCCCATCGTGCCCTAGCGATCCGCGCATGAAGTTCTTCGTGTCAACTGTGGGACCTGACGGACCGTCCCATGTATATCCTGCTTTCAGGCACAGCATTCCGTCAGGGGTCAATTTAACCCGATCCGTCTCGATATCATAACCGATGAACCCCGTGCGAATAAAATAGGGCTCAAGCAGTTCATACCTATTGCGGAACAGGTGCCAGTTCGTCAGGACCTTATACCTGATCCCATTATGGTCTCGGATTTCGCCTCTCATGGCTGACTCCTAATCAACGCACTTCCATTGGTCCATCCTGTGCCACATATTGAACTCATCACAGCAATTGTAGCACAGGATATCCCATTTGATTTCATCTACTGTTGGACAGTTACCACTTTGTGGACCATCATCAGTAGTAATCGGGAGGCATTCATAGCTAAGGGTTTTTGTCCATGTTCCCCCGTCGAACCAAGGGACCGAGGGATTGCCAAGATTATCTATGTCATCCATATCAGCCTGCGGGTCATCACTGATGATGAAATCGTCAAGAATTACACCGAAAGCATTTCCCGAGGAATTGGTAATGAGCTGGAAGGCAATCTGCGTATCCGTATCATAATCTTCCGACGGGATCTGGAAATAGAATCTGGTTTGCTTTCCAAAGGTAGAACACTCGGCTGAGAATCTGAGTGTGCAAGTCCCATCATTGCAAACCCAAATCTTGAGAAGGTCACCATCTTTTGCAATCCCGTAATACATGGAATATGTGACATAGATCGGATCTGATTCACTCGACAGATCAATCTCAGGCGAGTATAACCTGCCCGTGTCATAGTTGGCATCGTAAGTATCCCACGGATCATGGCCGGTTAAGCTGTAATGAGCAAAACCTGACCAGCCGCTCTCCATATACTGAGGATATGCAGAAGGCCGCATGGCCAGCTCCCAATTGTACGGACTCCCCTGGCCCCAGCTCGGATTGCTTTCGAAATCCGTATAATAATATAGCTTCGTGATTTCTGCCGAAGCATACCCTGCCATCAGGCCAAAGGCCAAGAGGATAATCAAAAATCGTTTCATAATAATCAGTTCTCCTTTCTAGGTTCTACGACCGTATCCCAGTTCTTAGCTTGGCCTCATTTCGACTTCTTGGATTCCTTGACAGGTCGAATATCCTTGTCCTTCTGGACCTCTTCCTGCTGATCCACGGGAGTAGCCTTTGCAGCTTTCTTTTTTGCATAGACTACCGGGCTAAAAACCAAACCGAGAATGATCAGTATAATCGCGATTCTTTTCATGGTATCATCTCCTTTCTAGTTTTCGATACAAGCCCATGTATCGACGATATTCCACATCATTCCCATCGGACCTTGGCAACAGCTCGTGCAGAGCACGTCCCATTTCGGAGGATCCTGCGGATCGTAATCACAGCCGCCGGACTGAGGACCATCATCTTGAGTAACCGGAGTGCATTGCTGGGTGGCAGTCAATGTCCAAGTACCTGTTGAATCACTTGTGACCGTGATGCTACTCCGTGTATAGGAGTTGTTAGTTTCATCATCCTCCCCGATGTTCGAATCGTAATCACATACGACTTTCAGGGAATGAGTGCCCGCGGACAAAGTTCCGATATCCGAATCACTGATATAGGAAGTCGATCCGGCAGCAAGGTCCGCCGTCCGTTCGAAATACTTGATTCGGGTATCATTCAGATATAACCCATAGCGCCAAGTGCCAGAGACAGCCTGACTTGCATCAGTGTTCCCGCAATTGTAGTCCACATAGATCGTATCTGAAGTTGTGAACTCGGTCACAGAAGTTCGTGTGCCGGTAACCTTGGAAGGGATGATTTTGTTATCCCATCCCGACAAAAGCTTGGGTTCCAGATCAGGCCCGTCGGGGCAACCGCCCGAACACCAAGGAGTGGTCGGAGGACCAAGAGCATTCACGGCAGTCATATTTGCATTCTGGTCGTCACTGATGATGATATCATCAATATAGACACCATCTGCATTATCTGATTCCGTATCCAGCTGGAAGCGCAAATGCCAGGTCGACGTCTTATGGTCCTGGGGAATCGTGAAATAATAGGATGTCATACTGGAAGTGAGTGCACACTCCCGAGTTGCCATCAGATAGCAAGTCGTGGCATCTTTGCAGGACATAACCCGAAGGGTATCCCCCTCGAACAACTGATGCCAAATTGAATAGCTAGCATACAGACTCCCTGAGTGCTTTGACAGATCTATATTCGGTGTCCGAAGGAACCTCAGTGTATTATCTGCATACGGGGCACCTTCTGTAACGCCATCTGTGTAGGCCTTGCTAGCACTCTTGTAATGCTGATTGCCGACGGTCCCGTGGTAGAAGGCCATATCACCCGTGCCCGTGAGCATCTTTGTCGTGCCTTCAGTATCATCAAAGAAATACAACTGGGTGATGGTTGCCCCTGCCGATCCCGAGAAAACCAAAAGAAGGAACAGAACCCAACTAAGTATCATTTGTTTTTTCATAGCTCCTCCTTATCCTTGTTTTTGGTTTTCACCAGCTTTTCGGGTTTCTTGACGATGATCTTCTTGAACTTCGGATCATCGATTTTCTGTTTCTGTCCTTCCATCTCAAACTGGTCCTGGACTTCTTCCTCTGTAACTTCCGGGAGAAGATCCTCCTCAATGATCGGACCAGCCGTTGCAACAGCCACAAAGAGCAGGCTCAAGGTCAAAATCAAAATGGTCCTCTTCATACGGTCCTCCTTTAGGATGAGAGTGTTTTGACTTGCTTAGCCAGCCAAGCCTTGAGAATTTCCTGGTCGTCCTTATACATGATCCGCCCACTGATGAAGCGGTCCACATACATCTGAGAAACGACCAGAAGACCGGGGTATTTGTCCGTATATTGCTTCACTGTATTCCGGACAAATACATATGAAACTGGAGCCTCTAGGAAGCGTAGAAATTCCTGCATCACGTCCAGCGCCTGATCTTTGGTATACAAACCCTCACCGATGGCCACTGCATTCGCAATCACGAATGCATTGCCAATATCTTCCAAGGCCACCCCACTTTGCTCAGACATTTGGCAGAGCAATGACCTGCCCTTAATATCATCACAAACAGAAGGCGCCCCGGGCAGATGTGCGCACCCGAAGATCAGACACAGAAACATGAATACGCCCAACAAACTCCACCGAATCATTCGTCTCGTTACAATTGCTTTCATTTTGGTTCTCCTTTCCTGGCCTTAGTCCTGACCGTCTGTTAGCTCTTCAGAGCTGTCATCAATTTCTCAACCTTGTGAGCAACGCCCACTCCGCCGAGAGCCATTCCTGCCTTCATACAAATATTGGAAGCATCCGCCGCGTACTCAGGTACGGTTAATGCCACACAGATCTTCGCTGCAAATGCTGATAGAATAATCAGCACGGCCCCTGTCCATGTCTTCCATCCCTTCATCGGTTTCATGATTCTTCTCCTTTTCCTATATCAGCTACACGTTTGAACTCTCCGTTATACAGGATTGCCCATTTCTCCTTTCGCCAATCGCGCATATCAATCAGCTCCACGCCATCAGCCACTCGGATGATGATATTCTTCCTGTTGTATTTCGTGATCACTCCGTCGTGTCCGCGAACTCGGACCTTTGTGTTCACTCAGAGTTGCTCATTCGTCAGGAAGAAATAATACGCCACATAGCTCCTGATGATCCCCTGTGCTACTAGGGCTAGGAATCCCACAATTGACGCCCAGCCTAACAGCATAAAGATCTCGGGTTTGATTGTCTGGATAATTTCCCTGATTTCCGGGTTCATATCAAATCCTTTCTGAACTGATCCATATCAAACATATCCCCAGGGCAGGACTTGTCAGAAAAATCCCGGTGGCCGTAAACATCAGATGGACTAATGTCCAGCAGATCGAGCAAGCTCCGAACTAGAACTAACCCTCGCTCCCAGAGAATTGTGGGCGGAGCTTCCTCGTCAAAGTTCCCGACTAAACAGATCCCTAGTGAAATGCGATTCATGCCCGAGTCCTTGCAATGAGCGCCGTATTCATTCATCATACGCCCGACAAAGATCTCAGGTTCTGTGCCGACCATTTCGATTCCATAGTGATAACCAATTTCACGCCACCCGCAGGTTTGTTTGTGATAGCGACGGATGGCTGACCATGAAACAGATTTCGAATCTTTTGTCAAACTGTGGTGTATCACAATTGCTGCTGGTTTCATATCCCGGTCTCCTGGCTAATTGTGGGATCAGGCAAAGAGCTTAAGCAAGATCCCGATTGCTTTATCGTGGTTGAGTACTCCCATCCCGATTGCCGTTCCTAGCGAGAGAGAAATACAGATGATTGCTCCGATCTTTATCTTATCCACTTTTGCTTCTAACTTGATGAATTTGTCTACACATTCATCTTGCTGAGCAGGACAGTGATCGGACAGATGATCTACAAGACTTTCAACAGCTCCCCCGACGGCATTGATCCGTGAATAGAGGTGCCAGGCCCGGGTGACATCATCCATGGCCTCGAAATTAGCACTTGTGATTCCGTTCTCTGTTGACCGTCGTTGCAAGCTAAGTTTCAAGTCATCTTTCGGCATAACTGTTCTCCCTTGTCATGGATTAGTCGTTTGAGCTCCGGTTTCGGGATCGGCAAGAAAGAAGATTATGGGGTTTCTTCTGCGCTGAAATATCCTATATTGTCAATATTAGAATTATAGGTTGCCTTCAGATACTCCGCATCCCGGCTGATTGTCGAATATCTAACCTCATCAATTATTCCGTACATATACTCAGGACCATTGCCAGAATGGCGACCGACTGATGAAGAGGCTGCACCAACCGAGCCGCCTGTATCTGAGTTAGTTCCAACAGCGGTGCCGTTGAGATAAAGTATCTTTCCGCTACCGTCCCAGGTTCCTGCACCACCATAGAATGTTCCTGCGGAAATACAGCCCACACAATCAATCGTGTCCCAGCCACCATCGTGTATGGCCAATCGCAAAGCATCTTGTGCATTTTGATACTGAATAGCTCCGACTCCATCACTGCTTCCATTCTGAACTCCAACCAGTGTTCGGTTTGCTGCAATAGCTGTCCATTTGCCCCAGACCTCTATCGTGCCGGTTGCATCAGCAAAGAAGACTTCTGTGATCCCATCCAAATATTGGGAGGAGCCGTCGAACTCAATACCCTTACCAATCTGGCCGTCAACCAGATCAGCCGTGACCATGGATCCGTTTGGATCCGCATCGTCGCCATTGGAAGTCGAATCCTTTATAGACCCCGCAACATCCCCGTTTGGATCCTGAGCCATATGGTAGACAACTGAGAAATCCGAGTTCCATACATTATGAGTTACTGCATCAGTTGTGTCTCCAATGTAGGTTGTATTGTCTGCGTGGTCTGCGTCAAAATAGAAAAACAGAGACATGGCATTCCCTTCTGTTTTGAAGGTTGGAATCTTGACCCATAGCCATGCTTTCTCATTCGCATCGTCCCAGCGTTCAATCTCGGCGTATAGTTCTGTCTCACCATCAGAACTCGTAACTGCAATCTTTTTCCGATTGGCATCTGAAGCCAGTTCATCAAACACATAGCTTACATCCCTCGCCCCTTTGCCTGAACTCGCACTCAAGTAGACGAGAACAGGGAAATCAGTCTCGGCAGAGGTAAAGAAGGAATTGTCCAGGTCAATCCTAAGCCGCTGATCCCAGCCGCTCAGGAAATCAGGGTCGTTTTCTACCGAGCTGTAATAAGCAAGGTCATCCGTATTGGAATAGTAAGTTGCCTTTTCATAATCAGCGCTTCGGGCTATATTTGAAAGTCGGACCTCGTCAAGCAGCCCGTTAATTGTGAATAAGGAGGACCAGTAATCACCAACCCGAATCGCATTTGTGTCAGTGTTCAGTGGTCCCGTGAAGGAAGACGAACCGATGCTGGCCGTGTCCACGGACAAGGACATAGTTTGGTCACCATAACTACCAAATACCGAGTACCAGGTTCCTGTCGAAGCAGATCCCCCGGACTCTTTTCCATTCCCTTCTGTGTCTGAAGCATTCAATCTGAGCTTCCAAGCTCCGCCAGCATTTGAGATTGCATAGACTCCGTACTCGTTATTGAAGTCCGTGCCCTTCTGAATAATACCCTCGTCCGTGGTGGCTGTCAAATTGGCTGCAATTTCAATCGTGAGCCCTGTTGTAACTCTAATGGAAGTATGGTCACCTACAGAGATATAATCATTAGACCCATCAAACTCTAGACCTTTGCCGATATAGGCGTCAACCAGATCCGCAGTGGTCATGGATCCGACAGGAGTTCCGTCATTCTCGTTGGAAGTAGAGTCCTTGATAGAATCTGCAACATCCCCGTTTGGATCCTGAGCCATATGGTAAACCAGGGCATAGTTAGAATCCCAGACATTATGAACGACTGCATCAGTAGTATCACCCACATAGGAATCATTGTCTGCGTGATCTGCATCAAAATAGAAGAATAGTGAATTGGATCCTTTCATATATAGTTTGGGTACCTTTACCCAGAGCCAGGCCTTCTCATTTGCGTCATCCCAGCGCTCAATCTCCACATACAGTTCAGTCACGCCATCGGCTTTGGTCACTGCAATTTTCTTCCGATTTGCATCAGAAGCCAGTTCATCAAACACGGGAGACAGATCAGCGGAACCCGGACCGGAGGCTGCACTAATATACAGGAGCACAGGAATATTGGCCAAGGATCCGTCAACATTTGTATCATCGAGAGTGATCAGGATACGACTGTCCCATTCCCCTGATAACCAACCCGGTGCCGAAGTGGATGCAGATCCATAAGCAATCAGGCCGTCTTCATTGGAATAGTAAGTCGCCTTTAGCCATTCATCAGATCTCTGGATATCTGAGATTCGAACTTCATCAATGATCCCCTTAAAATGTTGATTTCCATTAGGAGATGAGTCCGCAATCCAGCCAGTCGTGGGAGAAGCGGGCAAGGTTGTAGTTGCATTGTTTATAGATTCTGCACCACCAACCCAGATGCTCATCCCACCCGTTCCCCAAAGGGTTGCCATACTGTAATATGTATTTGTCTCCCAATCGCCCGTTGTTGTGTCAAGGTCTGTCCATCCGCTATTGTAGACCGATGTCCGAACATCGTCAATCGAACTTACGAATCCACTGAACCAAACCGTATCACTTGATCCATTTCCATTACCGACCCACATGTAATTACCGCTAATATCGGTCGTCATATTGATATAAGCTTCTGTTGTTCCGGTTGCAACGGCAAAGTTTCCGATCCCACCTAAAGCATCATCAGATCCATCAAATTCAATTGCTTTGCCGATTTTTCCATCCACAAGATCATCGGTTGTCATGGTTCCTTCGGGATCTGCATGGGTTGCATTAGAAGTAGAGTCCTTGACCGAATCAGCTACATCTCCATTTGGATCCTGAGCCATATGATAGACATTTAGAAAGTTAGCATCCCAAACATTCTGAGCAGCCGTCTCGGTTGTATCCCCGACATAGACTGCATTGTCTGGCTGATTGATATCATAATACAGATAAAGCAGAGTAGAAGCGGATGAAGAAACAGTGGGAACCTTTACCCAGAGCCAGGCCTTCTCATTTGCATCATCCCAGCGCTCAATCTCCACGTATAACTGTGTGAGTTTGTCGGCTGAAGTGATTGCGATTTTCTTCCTGTTCCCGTCGAACTTCAGTTCATCAAATACTGCACTTACATCAGTCGTGCCTGTCCCGGATGAGGTTGACAGATAAACAAGGACAGGAAAATCGGTCAGGTCGGAATCGACATTTGTATTGGATATAGTCAAAGGAATCCTGTTCTCCCAGCTCCCTAACCACACATTTGCATACTCTTCTTCAGACCCGTAGCTTGCAAGACCATCCGTGCCTGAGATACGGCTGGCCTTCAACCAATCATCTGTTCGTTTGATATTGGAAACACGGACTTCGTCAATCTGCCCTTCCCATGGGAAATCTGTGCCGTCGTTTTCCTTACCGATTGTGAACGGGTTATTATTCCCGACGGGAGAAAGCACGCTTCCTGTCGGTCCATAATCTGTCCCGTTGAAGTTTGCATACAAATTATTGCCTGTAGCATCATACATCATCGAGCCGTAATACCAAGTTTGAACAGACATAACTCCGCCCGAACTCCCAGCACTTTCATAACCACCCGAATCATAAATCCATGCATTGAAATCACCATTCGTTCCATCTTCCCGCATAAAATAACCCGAAGGATCTGCATCATGGTGCTTCCCTGCAATCTCATAATTTCCAGATGCGACAGTCTCAGTATAGAAAAATGCTTCCAGGGTGAAGGACTCAGTAGCAAAATCGAACTGACTTTCGTTCTTGAGTTCAATCCCATCATCAGACCCATCAAACTCGATTGCCTTGCCGATCTTACCGTCAACCAGATCAGCCGAGGTCATGGTCCCTGTTGGAGTACCGTCATTCTCATTGGACGTGGAATCCTTCATGGCATCCGTTGCATCGCCATCCGGATCCTGAGCCATATGCATGACAGCCACGTAATTTGAGTCCCATACATTATGTGCTACGTCATCAGTCGAGTCTCCAATATAGGTCGTGTTTTCAGGCTGATTGTCATCAAAGTAAAGAAAGATCGTGGTATCTTCCGAGTCACTAACAGTGGGGACTTTGACCCAGATCCACGCTTTCTCATTCGCATCATCCCAGCGCTCAATCTCCCCGTATAGCTGGGTGGTTCCATCCGAGGAAGTTAAGGCTATTCGTTTGCGATTATCATCTGATGTAAGTTCGTCAAAGACAAAACTCACATCATCTGTTCCAGTTCCTGAGCTTGCACTCAGATAAACGAGGACAGGGAAATTGGTCAACTCCGAATCCACATTGGTATTGGAAAGAGTGATTTCAACCCGTTTTTCCCAGTCCTCTAACCAGCCCACCGTTTCGGCACCGCTCCCACTTGGCGTGAGAGCGGTTATCATCAGAGCAAACGATGGAGCTGGGATAATCAGGCAAAATGCCAGAATTAGGCAAAGTATCTTTTTCATTTTGTACCTCAGGGGTTGTTTAGGGTTTACGGTGTTTCTTCTGCCCACGTTCCGACGATCCCCATACCGATCCAGTTGGAGGTATCCACACCAGCCAGGCATATATATTCATCTGCCGCGCCTGTTGAGACTACAGCCTCTCCTGCCGATGCCGCTGTATCGGTCATTGTGATCACGTCTGTTCCATTCGGATCAATCGTGATAGCCTGAGCATACCGGTTTCGGAAGCAAAACATATTACCCGTGGGATCTGCCGGCAGATCAAACTCGATTGCATCATCATCATTATTTACATAGAACTGATTTGTACCCGATACGGTCACTGTAGCAGCCGTGGACAGGTTCACAACAGTCTCCCCATCTACTGTACTGGCAAAGGTCGCAGCCCCGCCAGGCGCCATCTGAAAGTGCGTGCCGACCCCTGTTTCATAGATCTCAAAATAGTTCCCTGTCTCTTCTCGTTTCAGTTCCCACTCATCCGTGGTCCCATCAGCGAAGTGGATTGTTGCATCATCAGAACCGCCTGTCGTCAGACCTATCCTCGAAACACTAGCTCCGCCAACATGCCACTCATAAGCAGGATTGCCACCGGTATTAATACCAGACAGCCCGTTCGTATCAAGCACGAGCTTATAAGATAGGTAGCCGGAAGAACTTGTCGGTTCAAGGATCAGCTTAGATGGGTTATAAGTTGCCCCTGCATTCCCTTCCTGTTCGACCCGCATCCGAGCCATTGGAGCCCAATCAGTCTCACCCGTATTGACACCATAGAAAGTAAGATCTCCAATTTCCTCTTCATCCACGGTTTTCGTCCAACCACCATAAGTGGCGTTCCCGTTTTTCCGAATAGCGATTTCTGCCTCGTCTGTATTGGTTACACTATACAGATCAACAGCAAACTTGAAATCCGAAGTATGTGCAAACTCATACTTCTGTGTTGGAGTCACACCGCCCCAACCAATATTGCCACCCGGTGCATACTGCGTGTACATCCCCACGCCGGTCTCCCAGATCTCCAAATAGTTGCCAGTCTCTTCCCGTTTGATATTCCACTCGATTACAGCATTATCTGCAAAGGAAAGAGTAACATCGGCATCAGATGAATTGGAGGCTAAGGCTAGTTCTGTGGCTCCAGAACTAGACCTCATATCAAAGTCCGCTATTGACACTGCTGAAACGTTCCAGCTCGAACCGCCTGATGAATTGATCCGATATGCGTTTGTTCTTACGCCGCTTGTTCGCTCATATGTTTCAAAGATCAAAGCCCCAGGTGTATATACATTCGTGGTCGAGTCCTGAGCGACCCGAATCCTAGCACCGATTGCCCAAGCTAGAGTGCCTTTAACTCCGTACCAGCTTATGCTTCCAAGATCCTCACCATCGGCTGTTTGAGCAAGCGTTTCCAGGGTTCCACTTGAGCTCTTCCTGATCGCGATATCAGCCATCGTTGAATTAGTAGTACTATACATATCAAATACTGCACTGTAAGCAGCATTATGACCAAAATGATACTTGGCCGTTGGAGTTGGAATATCAAAACCGAAGAGCCCTTTAGTTGCATCAGAAGTCGATTGAAGAATCAGGTCATCCCCTGATGCAGTTCCACCAATCGCGGTCTGGCCACCCGCAACTCCTGCCAACTGGAATTTCTCAGTGTCCAGTTCTTCCAGAGCTGCTTGCGCATTCGTCGAGGATATGTTCCCCGCGGCAACGACTGTAACAGATGAAGCAGGAAGTGAACCTGTTGCAACAGTGGTCGAGGTAACCTCGGCCTTCCTCAAGTCCTGAGTCTCACGGAGAGCTGTATACTTAGCCCCTGCCGGATACGGACTGGCAGAATGCCGAACTTGAGAAATCAACCTGTAAAGTGGCCGGATCTCCCCATCGTTCAGAATCGAATAAGTGTTCTGAATAGTCGTCCAAGTAACACTCCGCGCAGAAGTAATATCTGCGTACTCAGTTGGAGCCGAAACAAGCTTGACGGCTACGCCCTGGTTAGGATTCTGAGTAGCATAAACAAACCAAACCATGTAATAGGTATTCGTAACATCGGTTCGTGTACCTGTCGAAGTGATATACTGAGGAATATTGTCCCCTGATCCCCAGTCAAACGGGAACCGAGTTGCAGGCAAATACGTAACTAGCCCAGCCCCATCTTGAACGAAGATTTCAAACTGGCCGCTATTGGTTGCATCCAAGGATCCGGCATTCGTTTCACCCAGATCCTGCTCCCAATCAGCCGAGGGAGAACTTGCATTTGTAACTGTATATTCTAGGTTGTCATCAGTCACCGTGACAGTAGAAAGGCCGATAACTGTCTCGCTTCCATCCGCAGCCGGTGCTCCTGAAGTAAGAGCATTATTGGTCATCACTCCACCCGATACCCAGACAGCTCCATACAAATGCAACCATTGGTGAGTATCGGCCGGGATATCATTCTCATGGTACTCGACATATTCATCCACCAATTTGTCTGCACCCGTTTCCGTAGCATTCCAGTATAACCGATATACAAGAGCACTAGTATGGAAATCTGCACCTGTCCATGGAGTTTGAGTGGTCGTTGCTGTTCCCGAGGAGTTGAAATAGAAATACCACATCCCCGAAGTATCTGTGAAGGCAGGGAATGCCTGAGCACCGTCCTTTCTAAACTTCCGAGCTCTTCCATCCCCATTTACTACGATATTAAAGTATCCTAAGGGAGGGGTAACTGTAAGCACTCGAGTTCCTGTATCTACTGAAATATCAGCACTAGTTAAGGGGGTTTGAGCATCTATACCGGGGAAATTAACAGCATAATTTGAAGGAGCTGCTGTTTGAATAAGTTCCCAGGTTGCTTTTGAAGCATCATACTGAAGATTATATACTTCGAGAAACTCTGTTGAATACAAACTTGTAGGACCAGCGGCAATCGCAAAGGTATCTCCACCAGCCGAATCGATCTGAAGAACATTTGTATTTCCTGCGGCAACTGTAACATTTGCTATGACCATCCGAGTTCCATTAGCCGGGGTTGCAGGAAGTGTGACCGTAAATCCGCCTGCTGCAACATTACACGGAACCCACTCATTCGCATTGGCTGAATAAGCTCCTGTTTGGACAGCTACAGAGGTCAACCCATCATCATCTACGAGGGCCGTGCCATCTGCTCGAAGATAGGTATCACACCGCCAATCACCAGTCGCATACTCATAGAATGAAGCAATATCTCCCGCGGCTGTTGTAATATTCGCACCCGTAGGAAGAACCAAATCTGCGCTATGGGTCAATTGGAGGATCCCGTCGAACTGAAGCGTGACCCGTGTTCCAACGGCCTTAGTCGCAATGGTATTAATGGTTGTAGTTCCCGTGATATCGAAAAAATTCCCATCATTCCCAAGGGTCATATTATTCGCGCTGGCTACATCAGATCCCTGAGCCATTTTCACTGGGCCGGTCATCTGAGTAGAACCGTCGAGGAGCAAGGCAGCATCCGCCGACAAGGCTGTTCCATCTGCCCGGGTATAAGTCTCGCATCTCCAGTCTCCTGATGCATACTCGTAGAAGACTGCGATATCCCCCGCGGCTGTAGTGATATTTGAACCCGTTGGCAAGACAAGATCTGCACTGTGAGTAAGCTGAAGAATACCATCGAACTGAAGCGTGACCCGAGTCCCGACACCTTGGGTTGCAATAGTATTAATCGTGGTCGTGCCTGTAATATCGAAAGCATTCCCGTCGTTTCCCAAGGTCAGAGCATTTGCACTGGCCACATCTGCACCCTGGGCTTCCATGAGGGTAGTTGTGAGTGCTTTCCCCTCAATCATCGGGCTCCCAATACCACCGAAAGCAGAAGACGCGCAGAGGAGAAGGGCAACCATCAGTAGGGTTGTGATCTTGAATTTCATTTTGCGTTCTCCTTAGTTGTTATCAGCCCGCGATACTTCAGTACATTCATCGCCAGCTACATTGCATGTTAGCTCCATCAGGTCATTCACGTTATCCATGGGAAAGTCGACCCCTTGGAGATGCAGTTTTGCCCCATCCTTGACCGTGATCGTATCACCTGTATCAGGCTGGATCCTGATCCCTTCAAATAGGGTCAACCCCGTGATCTGAGTAAGATTGTCCGCCGTGCCTGTTTCTGCCGCAACAGTATACAACCCAGGGCCGGCAGAAGCATCTAGAACTCCGCCACTCAGAGTAACAACTCCCCGATCTACCCAGGCCAGTCCACCAGCTGCTCCATTTGCTCCTAGTTCGCTTAACCAAAGTGCCATGTTTCACCTTCCTTCCGTTATACTACAACGTCAAAGTCAATAACACCGGAAACCGAAACACCGCGAACTGCCGTAACAGGACCAAGCAGAGTATCCGAAGTATTTGTGGTCACAGTTCCTTCTGGCCAATCCTGCCAGACAGCCGTGCCGGCTGCAACGGCCGCATCGGTCGAAGTTGTGAACTGAACCTTGCCACTCACTCCCGTGATCCTGATTGTACACGTGACCGGTTGCCCGTTCAGTGGGGGAACAACAACGGGATCTCCTGTGATCCCATCTGCTAACTGCTCCGTGTGATGATATCCTGGTTTCCTACCAAGTGCTCTTTCTACCATTGCTTGAACGGCCATTTTATTATCTCCTTTAGCAAAATTGATTTGGCAATATAGACATAGATGCGCGGCCAACAACTGGTCGGCCCCTGAAAACGTTTATCCACTGACCTGAACAGTTCTCGCACCACTTGTATTCTGTCTTTATAGATCCGACCCCACCATTATACCCCTTATCAATAATCTGGCATGCAATATAGGGAACCCCTTTTGCAAGGTACGGTAAAAACAGATCATAACAAGGCATGCCTGGTGTCCAAGTTGGGTTCATCCCCATGACTGCAAAATCCCCGATATTAATCGTACCTATTGCGGGAGTTAGGGAAGGGTGTGTGAACCACTGTGACCCTGATGAAACATATCCCGTGTATTGAGTAGATGCGGACACAATACCTGTCCAACCCCCCAAATAGTTATCGGTTAACGGAGTATCATTCGGGATCTGTTGCGTGTTGTGATACGTAATCGTATGCTGATCCTTATCAGGCGGCCGACCCGTATCATCCACGGTAATCGTTGCAGATCCACTACCCGTTGGAGCTTGCCAAACAGTTAATACGGAATGATTGAGCCCCGTGTTAGGTGTAAGAAAAGTTCCTACTGAAGCCGAGAAATTGAACGGCCCCACTCCTGTCCCACCATAAGCAAACATGGATGATAGCTGCAACTGATAAACCTTCGCAAACTGGTTCCCTAGCTGAACGGTCGGAGCCACATAGCAAGGAGTGGGATTGTCCTTAAAGCCCACAATTACCGGGTTTGCCCAGTTCTGACTCGTGAATTTGACTAAGACCTCATCTGTTACACTGAACGCATCACCATCGCAATCCTCATACGAAATCGGAACATCAGACAAAGTCGGTGTCTGATTAACATCTAATGACTGTTGACTGCTTGTGGCTGCATCCAGAGTCACATCTGCCGTATCTACAGTTGGCTTAGCTGTGATTGTTCCATACCGATAAGTCGGTTGCCATTTCTGCCAGCCAGGAAGCATCGCCAAATTATACCAAGTTCCTTCCGGTGGATTGTTCAGCGGATGGCCGAGCTGTCCGTCCCGGGCAGAATCATAAACAGCATTGCCACCATACCCGGGCTGGATATTGACTGAACCTCGTTCACCTGGAACTTCAATCGTGCCGACCTCTCCTGACAGTCCTTCGGTCGAATCCGCGCACCAAGCATTAATTGTGGGATCAGCCGGGAAGTTTGCGGCCATATAAGTCAGGCGTTTCTCTAGAGCAGTCTTCCTGAGTTCAGCCAGGTTCTTCTCAGCCCCAGCCGGCAGCGTTGCAATATATGCAGTCAAGGTCGTAATCTGAGCATTGATACTGGCAACAGTTGCGTTATATCCGTCGCGCGCTAAGTTCAGTTCGACGGAGTAATGTCCGCTTCCAAGATCAGATTGTATCGTGCCTTTACCCATACTATGCCTCGGTTAACTGCATTTGCGGTCGGCCAACATCAATGAAGTACGTGATCAGGCCTACTGTGAATGTATCCGATCGGGTTTCCACTGTATCCCCTGGTCGAAGGAACAGGTCTGGCTCAGGGTACCTATACAGGATCTTGCCGTCATTCAAACTGTAATATGTGCTATTGTCTAGCAGAACCGTCTTCGGAACAAATGTCTCCGTTCTGTGCCCGGTCAGTGTTATGGATTCATTGATTGAGCCTTCATACAAAACTATCTCTTCGAAATCTACCTCGACCAAGGTCTCTCTTTGCTGAACCTCTCCGTCTAGAACGTAAGCCATTTCGACTTTCAGATCCCCATTTGATCGGGCGTTAATCTCGGCCGCATAATCAACCCCGTTGATCACGATTCCTGGGACTACACAAGACAGCCAAGTCGGATCGCCATCCCTCAATCTGCCCTGAAAGGATTTCATCGGAATCTCTATATCAGTCGTGCCATCTGCATCCCCCGTAAGGGTTAGGTAATACCGTTTGACAGATTTCTCGGCATTCTCTTCCAGCCATTGTGTCCAGTTCAGGCCTTCAATATCGTCCCCGAGAACGACCCCTTCAGTCAAGGCCTTTGTGACTTCCAGAGTTCGAACTAAGGCCTCACCGAGTTTGATTCCTTCTGTCAGGGCTTCTACATAATGATTGTCTGCAATCGTATCCCCGAGGAGAGTACCTTCGCTCAGAGCTTTTTCATAAGTGCCCGCTGCTCCAATATCATCCCCGAGCAGGATACCTTCTAACAAAGCCCCGACAAAATGTTCATCAACGATACTGTCTCCGAGTCTGGCCCCTTCAGTAAGAGCCTTGAAAAACGTATGTGCGGCTGTGAGGGTATCCCCGAGTTTAGCTCCTTCTGTTAATGCTACCACGAAGTGGTCATCAGCAAGCGTATCCCCTAGAAGAATTCCTTCGGTTAGAGCTCCAACAAAATGCTCATCAGTAAACGTATCTCCGAGAAGGATTCCTTGAATAAGATTCTCAGAAAAATGGTTGCCATCGAATGTATCCCCGAGTGAAACCCCTTCAGTAATGGAAACTTCAATCGGCGCATCCCAAGCAGAGAAACCAGAAGGAATACTGTACGTGAAAGCCGAGCCGCCGAAGTTGACTGTCTGATCCGGGGCAGCTCCATAATAAGCGCCCCGACACATCACATATAGGTTTCCAGACAACCCGGAGAACGCTTCATTGGTCCCGTTCGCCGGG